TAGTACTTGTAGGAGTTTGAGTAACTGTTGGTGTAATACTTCCCGTTGGGGTCATTGTACTTGTTGGTGTGTTAGTTGGGGTCGGGCTTTCACCAGGAGTTACACTTGGGGTTGGAGTCATAGTGGGTGTTGCTGTCGGTGTTGGGGTTTGGGAGGCAAATATGATGTCAGGCGTTATTTGTGGTAAATAAAATCCTTCATCACTGCTAAATGTAACCCCACTAATAACACTTGTCCTATCTAAATTATTAAAATCTTCATTAACAGTTACAGTTGTTGTTCCGCTATTTTGACCTTGTGGAATTGTAACACCTGTTACAATTAAAATACTATCACCATTTTGTAAACCTAGCCTGTTTGAGAAACTAACCGTTAAATCTTCGACCAAATTATCATTAGCAAATAAATTATATTGAGATATTACTGACCCAGGCTCAATTAGTGATTCCAAAGTCAGTACTATTGGTGTTGTGGTATTGGCCGTAACGGGAATTAATTTCATTCGTCTATCATAATGATATCTATCCCATTTAGAAGTACCCGTAAATAACCCCATTGTGTAATACAGAGTTTCACCTGATATTTGTGTGGTTAACCCATTGTCAATACCTGTTAGTCCTATATCACATAAAGTGGATGCTGTATAACAATTTAAATCATCATTATTTGGATTATAATAGTTTAGAGAAACTAATGTATTACCTGTAAAATAATCACCATAATTAATTGTCATCATTTGAGATGACCCTGAATTGTTCAAATCAAAATGGATTGGTAATCTGTTTCCATCATTTACACCAATTAATTGGTTTGAAAAAACTACTTCTTCATTGTAATCTCTTTCATCTGATGCTAAGGAAATATCAAAAATTGGCTTACTATTAGTAATAAACCATTTTTTATACACATATTGATTTATATCCTGCTGCGACATTTATTGATAAATATACTTTTTAGTGTATTTATATAATAAAAAACCAAATGGAATACGGAAAAGAATATTTTAAAAATCCATACTATTTTTATCTTGTTGAAGGTAAAGACGATATTTCTATATATTTTTCTTATTCTGAGACTTTAACAGAGTCTAGAAAAAATGACGATGTTGTAAAATTCAGTAAAAAAGACAAACCAAAATTAGAGAAAGAAATAAAGAAAATTATTAAATCAAGACAAGATAAATCAACAAAGGAAATCAAAAATACTTTATTAAAAACAAAAGATGAGTTAGAGGAACTTGTTGATGCTGATGGTAGTTTTAAAGATTCGAGTATCCCAATTTTAAATCCAAAACTCGCACCAAAAGGTACGTTAGACCAAGAAGTCGTACAAACAATGCAACCAGGAAATCCACTTTGGAGAGGTTACCGTGTTTATTGGGGAGAAAGTGAAGAAAAGGGTGACGATGTTGTATCTGAAATTGATTTATCAGGTTCATTTGGGTTTGACGAAACCGAAGATTTATCAGGTCCTGAAACTTTTAAAACATATGTTAAAGAATTGGGAATGAGTCCTGATGATGCCAAGGAAAGAACTTTACAACAAGGAAAAATACCAGATAAAGAGGAACATAAAAAGAAATTGAAAAGAGTTCCAAAGAAGATTAAAGATGACCCAAATTTTATTGATAGAATGACATTAGTTGAGAAGGAGAAGATTGAAGAGTCTAGAAAAACAAAGGCACTTCAAATGGTGGAAGATATTTTAAATAAAAAAAAAGATAATGATGGTGAAATAAGAAAAAAATCAAAGAACCTAACTTCTTTGATTACTAAAAATTTATCATCATTAAAGAAATTAGCAAAAAAAGAAGGGATATCAATAAACGAGTTAATTAAAATTTTAAAATCAGGTGAATAGAGAACTTTACGGACAAGTTTATGATATACCCGATAACGTACTGAATAAATTACAATCATATTCAGGAAATGAGAGGGTTAAAAATTTAATTGATAAGAAACAAATCTCTTATTCAAACTTAAAGAAATTTTTACACGATATGAAAAATGGTGAAAAGGATTCTTTGGGTGGGGAATTTTTTGAGAACTGGGTTAGTAACACATTATCTACAAATAGAGATAACTCAACAACCTCAAAAAGAGCAAAAATGAAATCAGGTCAGGAAAATGCATTTATTAGCACTCATGAAAAAAGAGATAAAAATAGCATAAGACCATCTGAGAGACATAGAAAAAGTTCAGAAAGACATTCATCGGCAACTGATAATTCTTTTTTAAAATTAGAACAAAGAGTTATTGATGAGTTAAAAATAATAAACGAAATAATGAAAAAATTAATTTAAAATTATGGCAACATACATTCCGTTAGAATTAACACAACCGCAAAATAAATTAACTCAAATTGCGGAGCAAAAAAGAAAAGAACTAGTTACTAAAAATGACTATGCAATAAGTGATAATGAGTATTCTCAAACTAACCCTGACGCAATCTCTGATGGAGATAATATGGGTAGAGGTACAGGTACTTACTTAGATACTCTTAATGGTGGTACTTTATTAGATACTATTATTAGGACAGAGGATTTTGCAATGAACAAATTTAACCCAAAAAATCCATACAATACAAACCCACAATAATATAAAATGAAACTTTACAACGTTTTAAAAGATATTATTTTAGAAGTAAGTTTTGGTGAAGTATCCAATTCCATTAAAAATAAAAACGTTACTACGATATATTATTATGGTGACGAAAATGGTGGAAGAGGTTTACGGGTTATCGAACCTTTTTGCGTTGGTACTTCTAAAAAAGGTAACAAAGTTTTAAGAGCGTTTGAAAGAGAGGGAGCGTCACATACCGCATCGATAGGTGACCAACCATTACCAGGTTGGAGATTGTTTCGTTTGGATAGGATGGGTAGTTATGTCCCAAACCCAAGAGAAAATTTTACCGAACCAAGACCACTATACAATCCGAATGATAAAGGAATGGTTGGATTAAAAGTGTGTGCAGAATTTGAATTAACAGGAGAAGAAATATGAACGAAGATTTTATACAAAAATTAATGATTTCTAAGAAAATTATGGATAGACATAAAGATATTCCTAGAAACACAAATGGAGCAATTTCCGAATCATCAGTAGGTGTGCCTGAACTATATAGTGCGGAACCTATTAATGCTACGTATAATTTACCTCAGGAATTATTAGAAACATCTACCCCAACACCAAAACCAATCACACCGTCACAAATGACCCCAGATAGAATTCAAAATTCAAAACTACCTGACGCAATTAAAAAATTAATGATTGAACACCCAATCAGACAACCTGAGTCTTACTCACCAACAATTTCTAACGATATTTTAGAAAAGGCTGCGAGATTAATGAATGAGGAAAAGGGGGTTACTCAAAATTCAAAACAAACAAATACAAATTACAATCAACCAAAAACTAATAACTCTGATTTAAAATCAGTTATTAGAGAAACTTTGGAGGAGATACTATCCGAACACGGGATATTAAGTGAGTCTGAATCTAAAACAAAGGACACATTCCAATTCAGAGTTGGTAAACACATATTTGAAGGTACTGTAACCAAGATTAAAAAGATTAAATAATCTGACTTTTAATTGAATTTTATTTTTATTTTTTTATAATTGTTGAATAGAAAACAATTATGAAAGAAAAAATTAAAGTTTTAGTTGTCCCATCTGACCGTACTGGTGTTGGTAAATTTAGGTCTGTCGACCCTCACATTTTTTTACAAAATCTATATCCTGATGAGTTTCATGTCGATATTGTATATGATATCGATTTTAATGATATTAATTTTTGGAAGCAGTATCCAATTGTTCACTTCCATAGAAGTATTGGACAAGATATGGATAAGTCAGTTGACGTAATCAATTACTTAAATTCACAAGGTATCATAACCATCTGTGATATTGATGATTATTGGTTACCAGGAAAAGAGCATCCACTTCATCAGATTATTGTCACAAACAAAATTCACGAGAAGATTGTTGCAAACATTAAGGCTGCAAAATATGTGACAACAACCACAACATTATTCGCCGATGAGATTATGAAACACAATCCAAACGTATTCATTTTCCCAAATGCAATTGACCCAAATGAATCTCAATTCAAAGAAAAAACTCCCGAATCTGATAGATTAAGAGTTGGTTGGTTAGGTGGTTCATCTCACTTACATGATTTAATGTTACTTGATGGAATGGTTGCAAAATTGAATGATAAGAAAGACAAATTACAATTTGTTTTGTGTGGGTTTGACACAAGAGGAACAATCACTGAAATCAATCAACAAACGGGTGAACAAAAACAAAGACCAATTAAACCACATGAGAGTGTTTGGTATGAGTATGAAAAAATATTTACAAACAACTACTCAATAGTTGATGAGGATTATAAAAACTATTTGATGAAATTTGAGAACACATCTTACGAGAATGAGATGGATAAACATTATTTAAGAGTTTGGACAAAACCTGTAACATCATATGCAAAAAACTACTCTAAATTTGACGTATCAATCGCACCAATTAAACACCATACGTTTAATAAGGTTAAATCTCAATTAAAAGTTATTGAAGCAGGGTTTTATAAGAAAGCTTTAATCGCATCAAACTACGGACCGTACACCATCGACTTGACACATTGCTTAAAAAATGGTAATTTTGTTGACGGTAACGCATTGTTGGTTGATGAGCAAAGAAATCATTCGGATTGGTCAAAATACATTAAAAAATTAATTGATAATCCAAATATGGTTAAGGATATGGGTGAAAGATTATTTGAACACGTATCTGAAAGATACGACCTAAGAGTTGTTACAAAAAATAGAGCAGAATTTTATAAATCCATTTTATGATAAACACACCATTACAAAAAATTTTATTTATTGATATTGAAACAGTTGGGATTTCGAGTAATTTTGAAAATTTCCAACGAGACTATCCTGAACTTTGTTACCAATTTGAACATTATTTAGACTGGTTTCAAAAAAAGTTTCCTGAGGAATTGGGAAATTCAAAGGAGGATATCTTTGTAAATAGGGCGGCATTAGTCCCTGAGTTTTGTAAAATTGTATGCGTGTCTGTTGGGTTTGTTGACCCAAAAGGAGAGAAAAAAACACAAAGTTTTTTCAATTCGGATGAAACCCAATTATTGACAGATGTTAGAGATTTATTAAAGCGAATTGATAAGTTGGGGTTTGTCCTATGTGGTCATAATATAAAAAACTTTGATATTCCTGTTCTCGCCAAAAGAATGTTAATCAATGGTATTTTACCACCGTCAATTCTACCATCTTACGATACAAAACCGTGGGAAGTTAAAGCAATTGACACCAAAGAAATTTGGCAATATGGTCAATTTGGAGCAATTGGTTCATTAGAATTAATGTGTATTTCTTTGGGAATTGAAAGTTCTAAGAATATGGAAGTGACTGGAAATAAAGTACACGATGCGTTTTGGTTTGAGAACAAATATGATGAAATCCAAGAATATTGTGAAAAGGATGTTGAAGTTTTAATAAATGTTATAAGTAAAATTAAAAGTTTATGAAAGATGAGTTTATGTCAGAATTAAATAAGATTATACCCGATTTATCTCAGGATGAAAATTATGGGGATATGTACAAAAAAATAACGGATAAGTTAGGTATTGATTTAGAGCAATTAGAAAGGGAGATGGAACAAATGTCTTCTGAAAAAGTAACTTTAAAGTACACTTCCTCAACAGGCAAAAATTTAATGTATAATTACGACTCCGATAGTGGATTTGATTTATACTCCTCAGATGAATACACTATTCCCGCATTTGGTAGAATGTTAATACCAACAGGAATTAGTTTTCAAATCCCTCAGGATTTTGAAATACAAATAAGACCTAAAAGTGGGTTAGCCCTAAATCATGGATTAACTGTTTTAAACACTCCTGGAACAATAGATGAGGGTTATAATGGGGAAGTCAAAGTTATCGTGTTTAATACAAACCCTGAACCATTTACAATTACCCGAGGTATGAAAATTGCACAAGCAGTTGTCGCAAGATGTGTTACAGGCAGATGGATAAACTTAGAGAAGGTTGAGAAATTAGGAAATACCGAAAGGGGTAATAATGGATTTGGAAGTACGGGAATATGATAACAATAGGATATAGTACCAGAGAAACTAAACCTGAATTTCAGGAATATATTAAAAAAACTTGTGGAATTAAAAATGTCCAATTAATTGAAGTTGTTAATAATGGTGTTAAATCATTACCACAAGTTTATAATGAAATTATTGAACAGAGTAGTAATAATATTGTTGTGTTATGTCACGATGATATTGAGTTTGATACAAATAATTGGGGAGTAAAATTACTTAAACATTACCAAAGAAACCCTGAATACGGTGTACTTGGTATGGCAGGGTCAAAATACTTACCATCATCAGGTAAATGGTGGGAAGTCCCACATACAATGTATGGTATTGTGAATCACAAACACGAAGGTAAAAAATGGACTAGTACTTATTCAAAACATTTAAATAATAAAATTGAAGAAGCTGTTTTAATTGATGGTTTGTTTATTTCGTTTGATAAGAATAAAATTAAACATAAGTTTAATACGGATTTTGATGGTTTCCATTTTTATGACTTGTCTTTTTGTATCCCAAACTATGTCGATGGAGTTAAAATTGGGGTTATTTCAGATATTAGATTAACTCACTTATCTATTGGTATGACTAATGACCAATGGGAACAAAACCGAATTAAATTTTCTGAAATTTACAAAGAACATTTACCAATAGACATTACAAATAAAAATAATACATACTCAACATTTATCTTTTGTCACGACCAAGACATTATATTAAATTATATTGATAATGGTAAATTTAGTTCTTTATCTAATTTAAAATATATGTTTTTAGGTAACCGACCTACTGACAAAATTGAGGGTAGGGAAGATGTGATAATAGCACGTAATTTGGAGTTTAATATGGAGGAGTATCCAACATTAAACGCATTTACAGGATGGTACGCATTGTGGAAAAATAATCTAATAACCACCAAGTATGTAAACCTATTTGAATACGACTTAATCACTCATGATAATTTAGGTCAAATTATTTCAAAATTTGTTTATGATGAGGTTCCTATGGTTGGGTATATTCCGTTTCCTTGTTCTAATTTTCATTACATTGATAATAAAGATTGGGTCGGAGAATTTTTTAATTCTGTTAAACAAATTTATAATTTAGATTTGGAAAAAACTATTCGATTTTATATAAAAAGTAGTCCAAATATGATGTGGTCATCTACAAGTAATTCAACAATGTCATATGACTATTTTAATTCATATATGAAATGGTTTGTCCCAATTAGTGAGTTAATTAAATCCTCAAAAACTGCCGGACATGCACATGAAAGGTCAATTAGTTTTTATTATATTTTTAATAAGATTAACGTTATGTTGACTCAAGGCTTAATCAAACACTACCAAATGGATTCTCATGGAACCCAAGGACATTATGTCGATTATGAAAAAAACATAAAAGAATTGACCGAAAATAAAATATGAATTATTTAAGTTTTAGTCTTTGGGGAGATTCTCCAATATACAATATTGGAGCAATTAAAAATGCTGAACTATGGAAAACAATTTATTCAGATTGGCAAATGGTGGTATATTATGATAATACTGTGCCAATTGAGACAATTAATAAATTAAACGAATTTGGAGTTTTAACCATAAATTTTACTGAAAAGAAAATCTATGGAATGTTTTGGAGATTTTTTGCTCACGATTTAGAAAATGCCCAATATTGTGTGTTTAGAGATTCCGATTCAAGAATAACGATTAGAGAAAAAATGGCGGTAGATGAATGGATTAATTCAGGTAAATCGATACATGTTATGAGAGACCATCCGGCTCATAGAATACCTTACGGTAATGATGGGTTGGGAATTTTAGGAGGGATGTGGGGGATTAAATCAGGGATAATCCCATTAACCGAAATGATTGATAAATTTACAAAAAATAAAAATTTAGAATACGGTTCTGACCAAACATTTTTGAAGACCATTTACTCTATTTTTAAAGATGATAGATTTACTCATGATGAATTTTTTGAAAATAAACCATTCCCCATTAAAAGAGAATTTGGAAGATTCGTTGGGGATAGAATTGATGAAAATGACAATTTTGTTGGTGAAGACTATAAATTAGTAATATGAAAAAAATACTATATGTAATATTACACGGGTCAATGAATCCTGATAGGTATTATAACGTTAAAGAAACATGGGGAAAAAATGAGGATTGTTTATTCTATTCAGACCATGAGGATAATGAAAAAAACATTGTAAAAGTTTCAAATAGAACAGATTATCATTCAAATGAAGATAAACACATCAATGTGTTACATTATGTATCAAATAATGTTGAAGGTTATGAATGGTTTTTCTTTTGTGATGATGATACATTTGTTAATACTAAAAAATTAGAGGAATTTATAGAGTCTTCTGATAAAAATTCAGTACATGGCTCAGTACTTGAAGGTACTTGGCCGGGTGATAGAAGTCTTAATTATTGTTCAGGAGGTGCTGGATATTTAATACATTCAGAGTTACTTAAAAATATAATTAATCACGTTAAATTTTTAAATTCCGGATATTCTGACGTAAGTTTAGGAATATGTTTAAGAGAGTTAGGAATCTCATCAAAAGATTCTATTATGTTTAGGTCACAACCACCTTCATTTTTTGGATTTGGTCTATCTGAAATAAAAAATTATATATCATTTCATTATATCAAAACAAAAAATGAAATGGAAATATTATTAAACAGTATATAAATGAAGTATATTTTTCACCATTTAGGATTAGGTGACCATATTATTTGTAATGGAATGGTCAGAAACTATAAACAAATTTATGGTAAAGTAACTGTATTTTGTAAACCTCATAATTTTAAAAATGTTGAATACATGTACAGGGATGATGATAATATTATTGTGTTACCAATTGGAGAAGTATGGGATGTTGATTCATACATTCTAACTAATAACATTGAAAAAGATACCATACGGATTACTGCGGATTACTCTTGTTCCACTTTTGACGAATCTTTCTATAAACAAGCAGGGTTTCCTTTTGAGTTTAGGTATTCAAAGTTTAAATTTTTAAGAGATTTAGACAAAGAAAATGAGGTTTATCAAAATTTAAATCCAAATAATGAAGAATACGTATTCACACATGGTGGAGTTGACCTAAAAAAAGTTAGAAAAGATTTAAAAATTATCGATAATCCAACAAATTATGGAGTATTTGATATATTAAAGTTAATCGAAAATGCAACCGAGGTTCATATCATGGAATCAAGTATAAAATGTTTAGTTAACTCGTATGTATTTAGTAAACCAAAATTTTATTATCACCAATATATCCGTGGTTATGATGAATACTTAAATAGTAAAGGAAAAAATAATTTTATAACAATATTTTAATATGATTGGAGAAAAAATAGAAAGTTTAATACACTCAAAAATTGTTGAGTCATTAAACAAAAACAAAAACGTTGACCTACCTGAGGACATTATCGAAACAGATAATTTAGGTGAAGTAATTGAGAAATTATCAATATTACATTGCCGAATGTGGTATTTGGAGGACGCTATAAGTGAGGCGAAAGATGATTCCGAGATTGCAAATTTAAAAAGAAAAATAGACATATGTTTTAAAATAAAACGACCAAAATACGTTCAGGCAATTAACAAAATGATAGATAACTCAATAATGAGTGGAAAATCAGTTGCTGAAGATTCTGTTAAATTTTATAAAGGGTTTAATGAATAATTTAGTTATTGGGGATTCGTCCCAATTATCACATTATTTTCCAAATACTTTTCATAAAATTTCTTCCAGAAATATAGATTTTGAGACAATAAGGAAAAATAATTATGACTCAGTATACGTGCTATTTGCGGAGCAAAGGACGTTTTTAAATGAATCTGAAAATTTCTTTAATGAAGTTAATGTTGACTACACATTAAAAGTTATTGAAAATATTAAGGACTATGTTAATAGTATAAAAATATACTCGACAAGTGAGCTTTGGAACGACTATGACGGAGAGGTGTCTTTATCAGACCCGTATAGGTATAACTATTCACCATATATAAAGTCAAAAGAAATTATTTCAAATATAATTAATGGAAATAAAGATAAATATAATAATGTTAATATAATATACCCTTTTAATTTTAATTCTCCATTTAGAAAAAAAGGTTTTTTATTTTCTAAAATATTTGATTCATTAATTAATAAAAATAAAAATGTAATAGGTGACATCAATTTAAAACGAGACATTATTCATCCATCAGTAATTGTTAATGAATCAATAAAATCAAATTCTGATTTGATTGTGGGGTCAGGAGAATTGATAGACATTCATAATTTTGTAAAAGATTTATTTTCTATTTCCAATATGGAATTTGATGAGTATATTTCAATTGACAAAAATTATACCCTACCCCAAAAAAGAAATTTTTATTTTTCTAAAAACGGGTTTTCAAATTATGATGAACTTTTAAATTTAACAATTAGAGATGTCAAAAATAATAAAATTAGTTAAAGACACTATTGATTTAGATGATATTGAAAAATTAATATTGTGGTTAAAAACTAATCCAAAATTAACAAAAGGAGACTTAACTGTTGAATTTGAAAAAAAATGGTCTGAGTGGTTAGGTACAAAATTTTCAGTTTTTGTTAACTCGGGTTCATCCGCAAATTTAGCAGCGGTTTATTCCTTAATATTATCAGGCAGATTAAAAAATAAAAAAATAGTTGTTCCTGCAGTTTCTTGGGTTACTACTGTAACTCCAGCAATACAGTTGGGTTTAGAACCAATTATGTGCGAGTGTGATGTTGATAATTTAGGTTTAAATATTAATCATTTAAAAAAGATTATATTAGAAGAATCCCCATCTGTAATAATCTTAGTTCACGTCTTAGGGTTCCCTAATCACATGGATGAAATTATAAATCTTTGTCATGAAAACAATATTTTATTAATTGAGGATACCTGCGAGTCTATTGGTTCAAAATATGACAATAAGTTACTAGGCACATTTGGTGATTTATCAACATTTTCATTTTATTTTGGTCATCATATGTCAACAATTGAAGGTGGGATGATATCTACAAATGATGAAGAATTGTATAATATATTATTATCAATAAGGTCACATGGATGGGATAGAGACTTATCACCTTCAAAACAAAATGAACTCAGATTAAAGTATAACATTACTGATTTTAGGTCATTATACACCTTTTATTATCCTGGATTTAATCTTAGGTCAACAGATTTACAAGCATTTATTGGTTTAGGTCAAATGAGTAAATTAGATGATATTGTAAAGAATAGAAATCAAAATTATTTAAAATACAAAGAAAATATTAAAAATTCATTTTGGAATATAAATCCAAATGAGAATATGTACATTTCAAATTTTGCGTATCCAATTATTTCTAAAAATATAAAATCAATAATTAAAGATTTAATGGATAATAATATAGAATGTCGTCCTTTAATTTGTGGGTCAATTAACGAGCATCCATTTTGGTATGAAAGATACGGAAAACAAGAGTTACCAATTTCTAAAATGGTTCATGAATATGGATTGTATTTACCAAACAATCACCAAATGAAAGATGATGAAATTGAAAAAGTAATTAAAATTGTTAATAAAAATTTATAAATGAAAGTATTAAACTACATACGAGGAGGAATAGGTAATCAACTTTTTCAATGGTCAATTGGAAGGGCAATTGAAATTAAATATGGATGTGATACATATTTAGATTTAAGACATATGTCAATTCAGAATGGAATTACTAAAAGAGAATTTGAACTGTCTATTTTTCCAAATATAAATTATAAATTAATTGATGATTCTACAATTAATGAAATTTACCAAAAAGAAGTTATCGAGTTAACAGAATCAAATTTCAATACTTATAGTTCTGAATTAGATAAAGAAAAAAATTACGTACTTTTTGATTATTGGCAAAAATATTATTTAATTGAAAATTATATTAATGAAATAATTTCTGAGTTATCTTGTACAGACCCAATTACTGAAAATTTACTAAAAAAATATCCAAACATTTCAAATAATAGCGTTTCAATACATATTCGAAGAACTGATTATTTAACCTCGAATGGATTCCATCCAGTTCAACCAATATCTTACTATGAAAGAGCATTAGAAATTATTGGTGAATATGACAATATATTTGTTTTTTCTGACGACATTAATTGGTGTAAAGAAAATTTAAAATTTAAAAATATGACTTTTGTTGAAAATAACAATTCAGTAACTGATTTATGGTTAATGAGTTTTTGTACCAATAATATAATCGCAAATTCTTCATTTAGTTGGTGGGGAGCACTATTAAATAAAAACAAAAATAAAAAAGTGATAGTACCAAATAATTGGTTTTCATACATTGATGTGTCTACAATGCACCCTAAAAATTGGATTAAAATATAATAAAAATAGAATATGAATAAGGTATTTCAAATATATGGGGATGTTTTAAACAATGGTCCTGGTAAAGTTTTAAAAAATATAATGTTAGGATTAGATGAATTAAACATACCATATACATTTAATGAGCCTCCTATTGAAGGTTCTTACAAAATTTCATTAACTCCAAATCCAATTATGGATAGTAGTTTTATTGGAGAATTACTTGTTGGTCCAAATGTCTGCGTTTTACCATTTGAAAATGGTAAAATAATGGAGATGAATTATAAAAAATGTGTGGTCCCATCTGAATGGGTTTATAACAAGTATAAAAAATGGATATCTGAAGATAAATTATCTATCTGGCCAGTCGGGATTGACACTAACCTTTTTAAAGACACATTAAATCATAAAAAAAACAATGATTGTTTAATATACTTTAAACGAAGAAATAGTTTTGACTTAGAAACTATTAAAAATTTTTTAGAGTCAAAAAATCAAACGTATAAAATAATATCATATGGTTCATATAATGAAAGTGAGTTTATTAACCTACTTAGTGAAAGTAGATATTGTATAATGATTGACTCAACTGAAAGTCAGGGAATCGCCGTAGGTGAAATAATGAGTAGTAATCTACCAATTTTAGTTTGGGATGTTAGTGAATGGGCGGATTATGGAGAACAATTCAAGGTACCCGCATCATCAGTACCATATTGGGATAATAGTTGTGGTGAAAAATTTTATTCCGTTTCATCATTAAATGAAACCTTTACTAAATTCATGGAAAATTTACATTTATACCAACCAAGAAATTTTGTTGTAAATAATTTAAGTGTTTCTAAACAAGTAAAAGAATTAATAAACATTTTTGAATCAAAATAATGAAATACAAAAAGGATAGTGTAACAGTAGTATTATCAGGATATAGAAGACCTGAATTTTTAAGAGAACAAATAAACTCAATTGAAAATCAATCTATCAAAGTGGATGAAATTCTTTTTTGGAGAAATCATCACGATAATATGAATTTTGATTCGGACTTAATAAATAAATGTAAATCATCATTAAGTAATTACAATTTTGGAGTTTGGTCTAGATTCACATACGCATTGAATGCTAAATCAGAATACGTTTGTATAATTGACGATGATACAATACCTGGTAATCGATGGATTGAAAATTGTTTAAATTCATTCAAACAAAAACCGGGTCTGTACGGAACAATTGGTTTAAGGTTTAGTGATTCTACAACATATTTAGGTGCCAATAGATATGGATGGGATGGAACAAATAATGAAGAAATTGTAGAAGTCGATATTGTTGGGCATTCTTGGTTTTTTAGTAAGGAAATGTTATCATATTTTTTTAGAGAATTACAAGACCCAAATGATATATATGTCGGTGAGGACATGCATTTTTCACACATGTTACAAAAGTACAGTGATTTAAAAACATATGTTCCTCCTCATCCTATATCTGATAGGTCTTTGTGGGGTAGTCTGAAAGGGATGCATTATGGTAACATAAATGCTACCGCACCAATGGCAATTCCTTTAATGGATATATTTTACAAAAAAATAATAAATGAAGGTTTTAAAATAATTAATTAAATTTAATTTTTTAAATTAAATATGAAAATTTTAATATGTTATGGTACAAGACCTGAATTTATAAAAATTAAAAACTTTTTTGAATACGTAGGCAAAATACAATTTGAATTTTTATTTGTTAAACAACATGAAAATTTAGTTTTAGGTAAGTATGATTATTTTTTAGAAATTTTAAATTTTGAAAATAGGCTAGACTCTATTTTTTCATCTGTAATGTCTGATAAAATATCAGACATTTTAAATAACAAATTTGACTACGTTTTAGTTCAAGGGGATACCGCAACTGCCGTATCCATCGCTTTAGCTTGTTACCATAGAAAAATAAAAGTTATTCATTTGGAGTCAGGTCTACGAACTTATGATAAAGAAAACCCATACCCTGAAGAAGTGTATCGACAAATTATATCTAAAATAGCTGATATACATTTATGCCCCACTAAATTAAACTACGATAATTTATTATCTGAAAAAATATTAGGAGATAAATATGTTGTAGGTAATACTGTATTAGATAATCTAATTGGCACTGATACTAGTTATGAAAATAAAATTTTAATAACACTTCATCGTAGAGAAAACCATGAAAATATTGATAAATGGTTTAAATCAATAGATAAATTGGCAGAAGAAAATCCTAAGTTTGAGTTTTTATTACCAATTCATCCTAATCCAAACGTAAAAAAACATTCAATAATTTTAAAAAATGTTAAAGTAGTTGACCCACTAAATCATGAAGATTTAATAGATTATTTAAGTAGATGTAAACTTTGCATAACGGATAGTGGAGGGTTACAAGAAGAAGGGTCATTTTTAAATAAAAAAGTAATTATTTGTCGTAAAATTACTGAAAGAATTGAGTCATTAGGTGAACATTCATTTTTATGTAAAACACCTAATGATTTATCAAAATTATTTTATGATTTAATAGATAATTTTGTAATTAATAAAGAATGCCCATATGGGGACGGGTATTCAACAAAAAAAATAATAAAAATTTTAGAAAATTTATAAAATAATATGGTATTTACAAAAGATTTTACAAACGACATTCAAATTATAAAAAATGCAATATTAAAAAAAGAAAAATTTTCATTTAGTAAATATGCCGATGGAGAAAGATATATCTTAAATTCATTACCAATTACTAATATTGACAATTGGAAATTTGACCCATACTCAGACAACGTTTTTCAACAGATGTTAATGGAATCGTTTAAATATAATGATTCGGGTTACTATATTGGTATATCATGTCCATGTTGCGATTTACACAGTTATAATTGGTTTAAAGAAAATAAAGGTTCTAATGATAATAATACAACATTTGCTAATATTTTTGTTAATGGGAATTACAATACATTTAAAAATGAATTATTACCATTATTCAACAGTTATGAAAAAATATTTTTAGTTGCAAATGAGAATTCTAATCTTTTAGAATTAAAAAAAATTTTAAAAATTACAGATTTTTTTGGTATCGGTCCTGAGGCATTTAAAACTAATTTAGATTTACCTAATAAATTAATTGAAAAAATAAATTCAGAGAAAATTGATAATTCCTTGTTTTTATTTTGTGCAGGTCCTATGGGCAACATTTTATCTCATAGACTTTGGAATAATAATAAAGAAAATACCTATATTGATATTGGGTCAACTTTAAATCCTTGGTTTGGTAGAAATTTAAGAGATTACCAAACAAATGGAGAATGTAGTAATAAAAACTGTCATTTTTAATTAATTTAAAAAAATTATATAATATGAAATTAATTGTTTATACACATACTGATGTAAATTGGGTTTTACCTTTTTGGTTTAAACAAACTGATAAATATATGAAGGATTATGAAAAAATATTATTTATAAATAATCCTAATAGTATTGATAGAAATGATTATAGAATTATTCAATATGATGACAGGAAAACTTATAGATATCGTGTATTAGATTGTTTATCATTTTTAGATGATAATGAAGTGGTAATGTTTAATCATGAGGATATGTTTTTATACGATTTACCTGATTATAACAAATTAAATGAAATAATAACTTTAGTTGAAAATGATTTAGTCCATTTAGTTAAACTTTTACGTAATGGTGATATTTTAGAACAATACGATGGGTATGATTATTTGTTTCATAATAAATTTGGATTTTCAATACAACCAACTATCATAAAAGTAAAAACATTGAAAAGAATTTTTTCAGAAATTTATGGAAATACTATTTGGGAATTTGAACATAATACTATGAATTTAATTAATAATTGGGGATTAGTAAATTTATTCATATATGATAATAAACCTAAAAGAGGTAGTAATCATTGGGACAGTGGGATATACCCTTATGTTGCCACGGCGGTAGTTAAAGGTAAATGGAACGATGAATACTATGAAATATTATCCAAAATTAAAAACCAATAGTTTAAATGAATAAAGATTTAGTAATAATAATACAAGGTCCCATAAGACTAGAACCTTCTTTTATGGAAAAACAATGGGAAGGATTTAATTTAATATGGAGTACTTGGGACTATGAAAAAATAAAAACTAATTTTCCAGTTGTTTACAATGTTCCTCCTCATAATTCAGGAGTTATGAATATTTGTTATCAACAAAAGAGTACTTTATCAGGAATAATTAAAGCCAAAGAATTAGGTTATACTAAATGTTTAAAATGGAGAAGTGACCAATATCCAATTAACTCAAATGAGTTAATTAAATTATTTGATAAAGATAAAACTAATTCATTATATTGGCATAATCATGAACACGGATATTATGTTGATTATTTCATGTATGGTTCTGTTGATGATATGATGTTAATTTGGGATTTTAATTGTACCGATGCATCAATATCCTACCCTGAACAAGTAATCACAAGTCAAATAATAAAACATAATTTACAGATTAATTGTATGGGGGATAAATTAACACTTGAAAATAATATAATATGGGAAAAAAATAATAATTCAATTAAATTATCATCGTACCAAAATGATAATTTGTTTATAATAAAAAAATAATATGAAAAATAAAATACTATCACTTTCCATGGGTTCACATGACAGTAGTTATGCAATTTTTGAAAATAACAATTTAGTGATTCACGAGGAATTAGAAAGAATAAATAGAATAAAAGAAACAAATGAATGTATAATCACATATCTTGAGTCAATTGGACATTTTTTAGACGATTTTGATTATGTATTAACGTTTCCACACAATGATTATATTTTTTATTCTCCAAAATATTTAGAATATAAATCAAAAAATCCTAATAAGTGTATTGAGGTTGGTCACCACACATCACATGCGGCTAACGCATTTTTTTCAAGTGATTTTAATAACTCTTTAATTTTAACTATTGATGGTGGAGGTTGGGATGTTTTTAATGATAATATGACACCTAGTACATTGACTATATGGGAAGGGTCTGAAAATAATTTAAATCTATTATACCATACATACGAACCTAATTTAGGTGGTATTTGGTCAGATTGTGTTAGAGAAATATTTAATTTATCTAGTGGAGGACCTCCATACGGCTCTCAAGCAGGAACTGTTATGGCAATGACATCAATGAGTGATGAAATTCTAATACCTGAACGACCATTTAATCAATATTCTAATTCAGATACTCAAACTAAATTTAATTTGGCAGCCGGAATTCAAAAAATAACTGAAGACGTGATATATTCATTATTAAAAGAATACTTAGAAAAGTATAAATATGAAAATTTATGTGTATCAGGAGGAGTAGCATTAAATTGTGTTATGATGGGCAAAATAAAAAGTTGGTTTCCGGAAATTAAAAATGTTTTTGTTCCTCCAGTGCCATACGACGCAGGTTTGGCAATTGGATGCGCTCAGTATTATTTACATTCTGTTAAAAATATACAAAGACCGAAAGAAGGTCTTTATAATAGTCCATATTTAGGAAGAAAATATGATAAAGATTTGGTAATTGAGTCAATCAAAAAAAATAATTTACAATATGAAATTGTTACTGATGAATTAGTTATAGATTTATTAATTAATAAAAATATTATTAGTGTATTTGGTGGTGGTAGTGAGTCAGGAAGAAGAGCATTAGGTAATAGGTCTATTTTAGCCGACCCAAGACATTCAGATATTAAAGATTTAATAAATCAAAAAGTAAAACATAGACAAAATTTTAGACCCTTTGCGCCTTCAATATTGAAAGACTATGTTAGTGAATGGTTTGTTGAGGATGTTGATAGTCCATATATGAGTTTTGCAATACCTTTCAAAAATGAAAAAAAGCATTTAGTCCCCGCAGTAGTCCATTTAGATGGGACAGGTAGATTACAAACAGTCACAAAAAAAAGTAATGAGTGGTATTATAACTTTATTAACATTTTTAATAATAAAACAGGAGTACCAATTTTACTAAATACAAGTTTTAACGATAAAGAACCTATTGTTGAAACCCCAAAAGACGCAATAAATTGTTTCCTTAATACTGAAATAAACTATCTTTATTTCAGAGAATTTAATATTTTAGTTAAAAAAAATTATGAACTATAACAATAATGCTTTTAATAATGTTGAAGATAGAAAATACCATAATTGGGATGGGTATTCTTTGGTGTATACTTATGATTTTGTCAAATCACTAGAACCATATCTAAATATGGAAGAAATTGATATCATATTTGAAATTGGTAGTCGGGACGGATGTCAATCTATGGAATTATCTGATTGGTTTCCAAACTCAACAATACATTTATTTGAACCTGTTGAATATAGTTTTAATTATTGTAGTCAGACACAAACGGTTAATCGACCTAATATCAAATGTCATAAAATGGTTTTAAGTAATGTCACAGGTAAAATTGATTTTTATGAAGTGATAAATGGTAACATTGGGGACAGTTCAATTTTAGAAGTTAAAAATAATGATAGTATTATACTAGGTAACGGAGAACAACTAAAAATAGTTGCAGACTCTATGAAAGGGGATGATTTCATAAATGAATATCAAATACCAAAAATTGATTTAATATGGATGGACGTTCAAGGAGCTGAAAAGTTTGTACTGAATGGATTTAATAAAAATATACAAAATGTTAAAGCAATATACACTGAAATTGCTATGGATAGTCACTATAAAGATGGTACAAATTTAGACGATTTACTATTATATATGAATAATCAAGGGTTTATACCAATCAAATATATTGGTACTCCAAATCAATTCACAGAATTTGATATTATTTTTTTAAATAAAAAATATAAAAATGATTAAATTAATAATTTTTGATTTAGACGGTGTTTTAGTTGAGGCTAAAAAAATTCATTATGATTCACTAAACGAATCTTTAGGTGAAAGGTATTCAATAGAATGGGATGAACATTTAAGTAAATATGATGGGTTAAAAACCAAACAAAAATTGGAAATGTTAACCAAAGAAAAGGGATTACCGGTTGAGATGTATGATAGTATTTGGGAAATGAAACAAAAAATAACATTAGAAAAACTAAATAGTTTGACACCATCTAAGCATTTATTTGAGTGTATTAATGAATTAAGTAATCTTGGATTCAAAATTGCATGTTGTTCGAATAGTATTAGAAAAACCGTGGTAAGAGTTTTAACAAAATTAAATATTATTCATTTTTTTGATTACATAGTATCAAATGAAGATGTTAAAAATAGTAAACCTCATCCTGAAATGTACTGGAAAGTAATGTCTGAAATGGGAGTAATCCCTGAAGATACTTTGATTGTTGAAGACTCTCCATTTGGTTTATTGGCGGCAAGTAGAAGTAAGTCAAACGTAATGAGAGTTTCCTCACCTTATGATGTGACTATTGATAACATAAAAAAATATTTAGATAAAAATACTATGGAAACTAAATTAAAATGGAAGAATGAAAAATTAAATGTACTAATCCCTATGGCTGGTGCTGGAAGTCGTTTTGAAAAGGCCGGATACTCTTTTCCAAAACCATTAATTGATGTGAATGGTAAACCCATGATTCAAGTAGTAATTGACAATTTATCATTAGATGCCAATTACATATATGTAGTTCAAAAATCACATAGGGAAAAATATAATTTAGATACACTTTTAAATTTAATAACTCCAAAATGTACTATAGTTGAAGTTGATGGGATAACTGAAGGAGCCGCATGTACAGCTCTATTGGCTAAAGAATATATTAATAATGAAAATCCTTTGTTTTTTGCAAACTCTGACCAATTTGTTGAGTGGGAGTCTAATGAATTTATGTATAAAATGCAAGAAACCCAAGTTGACGGTGGAATAGTTACTTTTGAATCAACTCACCCAAAGTGGTCGTTTGTTAAAGTTAATGATTTCGGATATGCAACTGAAGTCGCGGAAAAAAATCCAATTTCAAATATCGCAACTGTTGGTTATTATTATTGGAAACATGGTTCAGACTTTGTAAAATATGCCGAAAACATGATTAAAAAAAATATTAGGGTAAATAATGAGTTTTATGTTTGTCCAGTATTTAATGAGGCAATCACTGATGGTAAAAAAATCAGTACATTTAACATCAAAAAAATGTGGGGGATTGGCACTCCAGAAGATTTAAATTATTTTTTAGAAAATTATGAAGTATGATATTAATATCCCACAGAGGAAATATTAACGGTTCTTTTCCATTATTTGAAAATTCTCCTGACTATGTTGATTTATCAATAAATAAAGGATATAATGTTGAGGTAGATGTTTGGTATTTTAATAATTTTTTACATCTTGGTCATGACTATCCTCAATACAAAATTAATTTAGAATGGTTTGAAAATAGAATTGATAAATTATGGATACATTGTAAAAATATTGAGTCAATTATTTTTTTTAAAAATTTAAATTTAAATTTTAATTATTTTTGGCATGAAAATGACACTTTAACATTGACAAGTAAAAGTTATATTTGGGTATACCCTGGAAAACAACCAATAAAAAATAGTATCTCAGTTATGCCTGAATTAAATGATGATGACATATCAGAATGTTTAGGAATTTGTAGTGATTATATTGAAAAATACAATTTAAATCGAAAATAAATTAAAATGAAAAAAACTTTAATAACCGGAATTAACGGTCAAGATGGCTCATATTTAGCCGAATTTTTATTAGATAAAGGATATGAAGTTCACGGAATTTTAAAAAGGAACTCAGTCGCTGAAAATCAAACTGCCAGATTAAATAATGTTTATGATAAAATTACATTACATTATTCAGATTTAACAGATATGTCATCTCTAATATCTGTAATACAAAAAGTAATGCCCGATGAAATTTATAATTTAGCCGCGCAATCCCATGTCAGAATTTCATTTGACCAACCAATTTACACCGCAAATGTTACAGGTTTAGGTACGTTAAATCTTTTAGAAGCCGTTAAATTAATTAAACCTGACACAAAAATATATCAAGCGTCTTCATCAGAAATGTTTGGTAATTCAATTGATTCTGACGGGTATCAAAGAGAAACCACCCCAATGAATCCGGTGTCCCCGTATGGTTGTGCAAAAGTATTTAGTTATAATATTTGTCGTAATTATAGAAATTCTTATGGAATGTTTATTTCAAATGGGATTTTATTTAATCACGAATCACCAAGAAGAGGAACAAATTTTGTCACTAATAAAGTTTGTAAAGAAGCGGTTAAAATTAAATTAGGATTATCTAATGAATTAAAATTAGGTAATCTTGATGCAACAAGAGATTGGGGACACGCCAAAGATTATGTTAAAGCAATGTGGGAAATTTTACAATTAGACAAACCTGATGATTTTGTGTGTGCAACAGGTGTTTCTCATTCAGTTAGAGAATTGGTTAACTATGTTTTTACAAGATTGGGATTACATTGGTCTGAATATGTTAAACAAGATGAAAAATTTTTAAGACCCGAAGAATTACACGATTTAAAGGGCGATTCGTCTAAATTAATTAAACACACAGGATGGACTCATGAATATACATTTGAAAGTATGTTAGATGAAATGATTGACTACTGGATGGATTATTATACAATTAAATAATGACAAGAAAAAAAACAACAAAAGACCCGGTGGATTTCGGGGGGGAAATTAAAATCTCAAAAAAAGACCAAATTTGTAGAATTATAAAAAAAGGAAAAGACAAATTTTTAACTCAAAGCCAAAGAGAATATTACGATAAACTTAGGAGAAACCAAATTACTGTTTGTTCAGGACCTGCGGGTGTTGGTAAAAGTTTTATTGCAATGAAAGCAGCAGTTGACTTACTTGCTGAACACGATTCCCCATATGAAAAAATTATTATTGTAAGACCGGCAGTTGAGGCGGAAGAAAAATTGGGTTCATTACCTGGTAATGTTGAGGAAAAACTAGACCCTTATATCTTCCCATCATATTACTTATTAAATAAAATCATAGGTAAGGAAGCTCGTGAAAAATTAAAAGCAATGGAAGTCATTGAGGTATTCGCATTGGCATATATGAGAGGTATGAACATTGATAATTCTATTTTAATTTTTGAAGAAGCTCAAAACGCAACTCCAAAACAAATGAAATTACTTCTTACTCGTATTGGTACTGACAGTAAATTTTTTATATCAGGTGACTTGGAACAGACTGATAGATATAAAGATAAAAAACACTCAGGTCTTTGGGATGCATTGGAAAGATTAACAAACATGTCGGAAGTTGGGGTTCACCAATTCGGAGATGAGGATGTTGTTAGAAATCCAATAATTACAGAATTGTTAAAAAGATATGAAGATAGGGATTGAGATTAATGGAGTTCTTCGTGATACAATTGGTAAATTCAAAATGTGTTATGAAAAATTTCTAATGCCAAATGAGTATAATTTAAACGATGATTCTGAATTTGAATATAAAATTTCAGAGCCGATTGACACTCCTGTACTAAAAAATCACTTTACGTTTAAAGATGATGAGGAATTAATTGAGTTTATGTATGAAGATTGTCCAATGGAAATATTTGGTCATGCGATGTCAACTGAAATGATGACATTTAATTATTTAAATGATTTTTACAATGAGTTTAAATATGATAACGAAATTTACATCATATCTGATGAGGTGGGTAAATCAAAACCAGCAACATTGTTCTTTTTATCAAAGTTTAGTTGTTTAATTGAGAATTATATTTTTTACAATGAAAAAAATAAAAAGGAAGTATTGTCTCAATTCGATACTTTAATTACGTCAAATCCAAATATTATTATTGACTACAAAAATGATTTAAATATTATTAAATTTAATACTGAGTATAATACTAAAATAAACCACTCTTTGGAAATTAATTCATTATCAGAATTACCCAAAGTAATTAAAGAAACAAATAATGTTAAAACTATTCAATAATCATTACTATGTCGATTTAGATGAAATCGAAAATGTGGTGAATTTGGAAATTGTCCAATTATCAGGAGGGTCATCTGAACAACAAATTAAATTTGTTAAATATGACATAATTAAAATGATGTTAGAAACAGTTCTAACTGAACGTGAAGAAGTTGATGATAGTTTGGGAATACAGTCATCTAACGGGACTACGATTCCATTTAAAATTTCTTTTAACACATTATTACAAAATAAAATTATTAAAAAATACGACATATAATGGAAACAATTCAAAAATTAGAATCGTCTATTGAAAACCTTAAGAATAAATCTGCCAGAATTTATTTTTTCGTAATGGACACTAAGGGAAATGCTAAGGCATCAGTTAAATACACCTATGATTTGGCATTAACTTTAAAAGAGTCAGGATATAACTCAATTATTTTACATGAAAAATCAGATTACTTTGGTGTCGATTCTTGGCTTGGAGAAGAATACATGTCAAAACTACCTCATCAGTATGTTGAAGGTCAGAATTTAGCAATTTCTCCTGAGGACACAATTATTGTTCCTGAAATTTTTGGATATGTGATGTCTCAAATTTCAAATTTACCTTGTGCAAAAATTGTACTTTGTCAATCTTATGACTATATATTTGAAACTTTGGAGCCTGGTCAAACATGGTCTCAATTAGGGTTTACAAAATGTATTACAACAAGTGAGAAATTAAAAACTCAAATTTCTCAAACTATGAGAGGAGTTTCAATTGACATTATTGAACCATTCATCACTAATGACTTTACAGTATCAAAGTACCCCGCAAAACCTGTTATATCTGTACATTCAAGAGAACAAAGAGATACAGTTAATTTAATTAAAAATTTCTATGTAAAATACCCTCAATATAGATGGATATCGTTTAGAGACATGAGAGGTATGTCAATTTCACAATTTGCAAATGGAATTAAAGAATCAATGGGATGTGTGTGGATTGACAAAACTAGTAGCTTTGGTACTTTCCCAATTGAAAGTATGTCTTGTGGAGTCCCTGTGATTGGTTTGGCACCTTCTATTCAACCGGAATGGATGACAGAAGATAATGGTATTTGGACATTAGAACAACATAAATTGGTTGATATAATTGCCGAATATATTCAAAATTGGTTAGAAGATAACATTTCAGAACAGTTATATGAAAAGTCAATTAATACCGCTAAAAAATACCAGGATTCTGAAAAATTTGAAAAGTCAGTAATTAATACCTTTGAGAGATATCAACAAATTAGAAGTTCAAATTTTGAAATGGAATTAAATAAAATTAAACAAGAAACAGTGTAATTATGGAAAACTATTTAAACATATCGGTAATATTACCAATTAAAAACAATAAAGAGAAAGACTTTGTCGAGTTCTTCGGTAAATCAATTGAGTCTTTACAAATTCAGGAAGTTCAACCAAAAGAATTAGTGATTGTTCATACAGGTGACGAAACATTAGTTGAATTTTTAAATTCATATGATTTTAAAGAACTAAATGTTAAAGTATTAAAATATGAAGGTGAATCTAATTTTGGAAGTCAGGTTAATTTTGGGGTTGAAAATTCATCATCTGAGTGGGTTAGTATTTTAGAATTTGATGACGAGTTTTCTAAAATATGGTTTAAGAATGTAAAAAAATACTCAGATGTTTATACTGATGTGGATGCATTTTTACCAATCGTTGTTGATGTTGATGATAAATTAGTGTTTGCGGGTTTTACAAATGAGGCCACTTTTGCAAATAATTTTTCACAAGAGTCAGGTATATTAACAAATGACACTCTACACCAATATCAGAATTTTCAAATTTCGGGAATGGTAATTAAAAAGTCATCAATTGAAGACTTTGGAGGTTTTAAACCGTCTATGAAATTAACATTTGGTTATGAATTCTTGTTGAGAATGACGTATAACTCTGTTAAAATCATGACAATACCAAAATTAGGTTATAAGCATACTAATTTGAGACAAGACTCTTTGTTTTGGGAATATAAAAACGGTTCACAAAAATTATCAGACTCTGAGGTGAAGTTTTGGGTGTCAACTGCGAAAAAAGAATATTTCTTCACATCCGATAGGGACATAAAATATACTGAAAATGTTTAATGATAATAACTGCAACATCAGTAAATGAAACAGTAATTTCACCCAAAAAAGTAAAAAAAAAATCAGGTGAAAACTATTTCGATGTAAGAGAAGAGACGGCGGTCAGAATGTATCTGACCGCTACTACTTTTGATGAAAAAAATAAGATTTATAACGACTTTTTAAGAGAGCCGTTAGATAAAATGATTTCATCAATCATTAGAAGATACAAGTTATATAGAAAAGATATGGATTTCATTGAGATTCATACTGATACTCATTCATTTCTAATGACAAAGGTCGATAAGTTTGTACCTAGTAAAGAAAAAAAGGCTTACTCGTATTTTGGAACTATTTGTAAAAATTATCTTATGGGTCAAATATTAAAAGACCAAAAAGAAACAAATAGAAAAATATCTTACGAAGACATTAGTAGTGATTTAGAAAATAATCCAAACATGGTTTACTATCTCGACGATGAACCTGCTGAGGATGAAAACTATATACAGATTATTTTAGATAGTGTTAAGGTTGTTTTAGAAGAAGAGGATTTAAATGATAACGAATATAAATTAGGGTTATCATTATGTGATATTTTTGAAAACTACAAAACTATTTTTCCAGCAACTGACAACAACAAATTCAACAAAAATGTAATCTTACTTTCTTTGAGGGAAATGACAAATCTGTCGACTAAGGAAATTAGAGCGTCGATGAAAAGATACAAAAAACTGTATTTAAATATCATTAAAATTGATGAAAATTAAAAAAAGATATTTATTAATATGAGTAAACCAAAAAGAAAGGAAATTAATTTTACAAAAGATTCTATTTTGACTTTAATGCAAGAAATTTATAATGAACTTGTTGAGCAAAGGTCTACAGCAATTAGAATTCAAAATAAAATGGTTTCTATGATGAAAGAACCTGAGGATATGACTTTAATTGGTCCTGTAATTGAAAAACAACAAAAAATAATTAACGATTGTGTTGATAAGAAATTACAGTTATCCAAATTACAATCATCTATATGGGAAAAACAAAACTCAAAAGATGAAGATTTTGATATTTCTGAAATGGACGACAGTTTATTACAGGGTCTAATTGCAAAAGATATCGATTCTGATAATCAAAATTTTAGTATGAAATAACATGTCATTAGATTTAAATAAAAGTTTTAATGATGCAAATAGTAAAATTAAATCGTACAACACTTATAAAGATTCTAGAAGTGAAATCAAAAAAAGATTTAAATCAGCACAAAGTGATTTAGTACAACAAACTGACGATTTAAAAAATACAATACCAGTAAACCCTGGTGAGTCATTTTCATATGCAAAAAATGAGGCATTTAATCAATTAGATAAATTGATTAACATGTACACTAACTCACAACAACCAGGTCAAGCAACTGTATCATTCCTTTTAACTAAATTTATAAAATCATTTAAAGTTTTAAGACCTCAATTAAAAGACATTTTTATAAGTTGTATTTTAGAAAAATTAAATTGTGACTACGATTCAGAATACTCAATAGGTGACGATAACCCTGCAAATGAAGATGGTAACACTATTTCTTTTAGAATACAGGGTATGGATTTCCAACAAATTTTAAAGATAGACCCAAATTCACGAACAGGTAAAGTAAGGTACGAAAGAGTACCATTTAACACAACTCAAGTAAATTCATCACCTAAAAGTGTTAATAGTTTACTTTGGAATTTACTTCAAAACCCAAATGTTTGGATGTCAACTTTATATAATGGTGGTGTTTATAAAGGAAGTAACAACCAAAAATTATTTGATATAAAATATGTTAGTGAAATTACCGATGCGAATGGGGGACAAATTTTCGGTGATTTTTTTGAGGTTAAATTTAAAAAACCAATAAATGCTCAGGGACAATATCAAAATAAATTTAAGGTACATGATTTTTTAAAAAGTTATTATAACACAATTGATGTTTTTGACATCAAATCTTTCTTCAACGCATTATTAGATAATCAATTTAATATGGTTGATATTGATTTAAAATATGGTACAAAAACATTAACAGATAAAACCAAATTTGGATTATTTGTTCAAAGGATGTTAGGTCAATGTTATGATAATGACACTGAAATATCTGTTGCGGGTAATTCAAAACTACCTGAACTGGATGACACATCAAATCGTTTTTTTGATTTAACTTATAACCAGGAAATTTTTATTGAGGCAAAAAACGCATTAATAAGAAAAGGAGTCGTTGTATTTGAAAATTGTGATAAAGTTGAGTTACCGATTGCGGACGAACAGTTGGATTATTTATATTCTTTAAATGAGTCCGTAACTGAGACTAATATTGAGAATTATCTATCTAATACAATTATAACAACACTTTCTACTGACCCATCATGGTCACTTACATTTCCTTATCCAAATAGATTAAAAATATCATTTTTACGAAGAATAATATCTGAATTTCCATTATCCGTTACTATGTCAGTAATGGGTCCAAAACAAATTTTACCCCTATTTGTAATGTTAAAAGCCCTTAATATTGATTTTGGAGAATTTAATATTAATAGTAGAGTTGATTTTATGGTTGAGTTTAGAAAATTTTTTGAATGTATATCGTCAAAAATAATGTCTCACTTTATTAAAATTTTATATACAGAAATAAAAAAAGATATTAAAAATTTAGTCAAAGCATTATACATTGATATAAGTGGGGATGCCACGGCCTCGGCATATATAATTGTTGAACAATTAGTTTCACTAACGTTAATTGTGGCCGCGTTAATTAAAGATTATAAACGATGTAAAAGTATCATTGATGGTATTTTGGCTCTTTTAAATTTAGCAAAGAACGCAGCATCTAATTTTATACCAACACCTTTATTACTTCTAACAGATTTGTTACCAGGATTTTCACCAACAAGGGCATTTGTTAATCATATTGAAAATATGGAAAAATTAGGTCTACCTACGGGGCCAGGTCCCGATGGAAGTCCAAATTTAGAATTAATGAAAGACTTCTCAATTATAAGCGCATTTCATAAAGAAATGATACAAAATGGTAAAATGAGTGGTGCAGCAGTATTTACATCATCACCACCAGGAACTCCTACTGTGGTTAAATTAGGTGGTAAATTTTTATAATATGGATAAGAAAATAATTGAGGAAACTATTTTAGATTTTGAAAACAAATCAAATAAAGATTTGGAGTACACTTTAAAAGGATTGGGGTTAGAATTTGAGGAAACAAAAAAATTAATAATTAAGTTATCCAAACACTTAGATAATGTTGAGTCGAATTATAATAAAATTTTAAGAGAATATAATAATAGAACAGGTAATGGATAAAAAAATATTATATACAGGTAAAGTAGTTAATAATCAGGACATATATGTCACAGGCATGGTTAGAATTATCCCTGACCAAGCTGAGGATGTTCAAGCCTTACTTAGTGACTATTTTAAAAAATCTGGCCTTACCGAAAAACAATTTTATTCACCTGACAAAAGAGATATTAATCAACAACTTTATTATACAAACAATGACCCATTTGTTTTTCAACAGTTCGGGACATCATCACTTAGTTTCCAACCAGAAGTTAATGACCTTTGTTTATTAATTTATTCAAATAAAGAAGATAATACGGGTAGAAAAAATCAATATTATATTCCCGCACCAAAACATTCAATACAAAACATTGCGTCTGAAACCGCAAGTAAAACAAAAGGAAATTTAGCGGAGGGCATTAATTTTTCATCAAGAAAACCTCTTAAAAATAGAAACAACGAATATAATAATAAAAAATGTTTTGGTTGTTTTGCAGAACCTCAGGATAACGCAATCTATGGTAAAGGTACTACTAATATTATATTAAAAAAGAATGACATATTATTTAGGTCAGGTAGTTGTCTAAATATGGAAAACAAAGAGGTGCCTGAAATAAATGAAAATATGGGGTTTATTCAGTTATCTCATTTTGACGGTAATAAAGTTAAAATTAAAGATAACGAAATTGTTAATAATGTTCCCGAAACTTCGCCAATTTCTAAGATTGTTGAGTATGATATAACATCAGGTTTAGAGGATGGGGTAGATTCTTATGACGGAAGTGTAAAAATTTACAATGTCCCTTCGTTAAAAGAAATGGCTCAAAATTTATTTGGATTTTTAACGCCTATTCCATCACAAGTAAAAACTCCAATTAAAGAATTTACATTTACAGGTTTACCTGCCTCAGGAGCATCTGAGTTTGTTAGTAATATTTTACAAGGATTAAATGATGGGCTAATTGAGTTAAACGATGAAAACAAAACAACATACACACCAACAGAACCAATATTCCCATTTTTTTATCGTCCGTCAATTAATTTAAGAGATATTTTATCGTCATTGGCAAATCCTACTAGTAATCCAACAGACTTTCTTAAAAAGGCGAATACAATATCAATATATAGTGATATCAAATTAAGTGGGTCACTTAATATTTCAGGATTTGGGTTGGTTAGAGGTAAAAATAAATTTGGACAGGGGACTAAAAAAGTTAAAGAAAAAAATCCTGCACACAAATACGATAATAAACCAACAAGTGCAACATTATTTGCAAGTAACTATGTTTATTTATTGAGTCACGATACAAAACTACAAAGTCAAAAAGAAGGAATACAATTAAAAAAGAAAGATTTTTATGGTATTCCATCTGACACAATAGTTGATGAGATTTATCCAAAAACGCAATCTATGGTTAGGGGTGAGAGTTTAAAAGAACTTTTAGAGATGATTGTATACTTTTTAGTTAATCATAGTCACCCATTTTCTCAACGACCTCCATATAACGAAGCGTTGGCTGGAGATTCACAAATAACCAAATCAGATATCACTTCTGAACTCGCACAATTTAACAGTAAAGTTTTAAACCCAAATATTCGAATTAATTGATATTTATTTAATAAAAGATAATGTCAGTTCATTTTTCATATTTTAAAAAGAATAATACAATACTCTATAATAGTTTTACTAATACTGGTAGAGCCCCATATACTCAACTTTATTTTGGTAGTTCTGAGGATGGAATCTCATCACCAGGATTTAGTAGATTTATATTTGATTTGGATTTAACAAGTTTAATTGATAAGTACACAGGTACAACTATCTCAACCGCGTGTACTATTACACCAATGTCACACAAACTTAAAATGACTAACACGTCTAGTTTTGATGATGGTTTATTAAATACTGAAACATCTGATGGTAGATTAAGAGCAACTTCTTTTGATTTATTTTTATTCAGAATACCAAAAACATCAGGTGATACTGGAATATATCAAAATTGGGATGAGGGAGTTGGTTCGGATTATTACGATGTTAAAAAAACAATCAACTCATCCAACTCATTGTTAACACCTGTTTTATTACCTGATAACAAAAGTTTTTCTCAAAGACCTTCTAATTGGTTTCATACAACGACAATTTCAGGATGGTCTCAAAGTGGAATTTATTCAAACACAAATACAGGGTTAGTTAATTATAGTGGATTAACAGTTATTGATACTCAACATTTCCAATTTGGAAATGAAAATATTGAGTTTGACATGACTAACGAAATTAATTCAATCTTAAATGGGACTTTAACAGGTATCACAGGTTGGGGTATTGCGTTTTTACCTGATGTGGAAAATATGTCAGGGCTTACTTCAAACTACTCAGTAGGTTTCTTTACAAGACATACTCAAACATTCTACGAACCAAAGTTAGAAACAACTTACGACGATTATATAAATGATAATAGAAATAATTTTAGTCAATATAAAGAAAATAAATTGTATCTATATTCATACATCAACGGTGAATTAACAAATTTGGATTCAGCACCAATTTTCTCGTTATTAGATAGTAATAACAATTTTGTAAATTTTGGAGGTGGGGTAACAGAACTTTCAACTTGTTTAAAAACAAAAGGAATTTATGAGGTAACTATTCCCGCATTAAGTGCATCTGCCCCATGTACATTCTACGACGTTTGGAGACCGATTAGTTATAATGGAGTTCAACTACCTGAAATAGTTAATTCGGTTATTATGTATCCCTTTGAATCCTATTTTGATTTAGGTTTCAAGAGTAAATCTCCATCAATTTACGGATTTGATTTTTACGGTTTAAAGCAAGATGAAAAAATAGTTAATAATGATTTAAGAAAGGTCGGTGTTTCAATTAAGAAGGCATATTCAACACAAGAAGTATTAAATGATGTGTCGGCTTATTATAGAGTGTACGTTAAAGAAGGTACTACTGAGGTCGATGTACAAGATTGGACAAAGATTAGTAAATCATCCAACGAATACTTTTTTATGTTTGATACAAGAGATAAAATACCTAACGAATATTTTATTGATTTAAAAGTTTTAAGTTCAGGTGAGGTTAATACTTATAAACAACAAATTAGATTTCAAATAGTTAACCAGAAATGAAAAAAATTAGTATAACCGAAGAACAAATTTTAAATATAGTTAAAAGAATACTTCAAGAAGGTCAGAACGAAATTGACGCAATTTTAGATAAAATAAATAAAGTTGGTGTTGGGGGACTATCCAAGAAAGAAAAAGAATACTTGGACTATCATGCAAACACTGGTGATTATTTAGACGATGAAGAATTAATAACATCAACTGACAGAGCACCCTCAGGTGAGACTTGGGTTTTTGATGGTGTACAAGGAATACCAACAATGGAATTTCAATATGAAACAACTGAAGAAAATATTGACGAGATAGTTCACACCGGTTTTTTAACTGTTAATAATGACCCATTTTATGGTGAGATATATTGTGACTCAGAAGGTAATTATTCTATGTGTAATTTTGAATCTGATGAAAGTGTGAACTTATTTGAAACATACGAAGGCTTAGAACGTGAAATTGAAGCGTTTTTAAGTACGGTATGTGACGATTTAAAAGGTGATTTAATGACTTAATAATATGGAAAAATTAATTAAAAAAATTTTAAAAGAAGAATCTGAAAGATATATGTTTTTCAGTAATTTAGAACAAATGAAGAGACAATGCGAGTTGTTGTTAGAATTAGACCGTAATATGGTTGAAGGTATTTTAACAAATGGTCACGATTGGGCTCAGGACCATATTGCTGAAGCGAAGAACAACATGGACCAAGTTTTTGATTTCATAATGAATGAAACACAAGGTGGTGATATGATGGAAGATACTGGTTTAGAAGACTTAGCTCTTGCGGATGAGGCAGATGGTATGAACCCAAATAAAGCACTTGCATTATCTATGACTGAGGGTCGTAAAAAGGCAGGTACAAAACTTTGTTCTCGTGGTTATGCTGCCGCAAAATCTAAATTTAAAGTACACCCCTCAGCTTATTCGAATGGTTACGGAGTTCAAGTATGTCAAGGTAGAATGCCAGGATTAGATGGTAAAAAAAGATGTTCCCCTCCGTATTGTGGTTCTAAAAAGAAGAAATAATTCTTCTTTTTTTTGTATTTTTATGTATACCCATATATTTATATATATGGAAATACATAAAACTTGTAGTATTTGCGGTAAAACAAAAAATAAAGATGATTTTTACAAATCACAAAGAGGGACAAAATGCAAATTATGTGTCCTTAATGTAACAAGAGAATACAAAAGACAAAAAAGGAAAGATTCTGAGTTTAGAAAAACTGAAGGGAAAAAACAAAAAGAAAGAAGAGTTAGGCTTTGGCAAAATACTTTAATTAACGATTCAAAACACCGAGACGTAGAAAATACATTAACAGTTAATGACATTAACGAAATGTTTGAGAATCAAAATGGATTATGTTATTGGTTTAAAACACCTTTGGTTCCATCAGATAAATCAAAACATCCACAACAACCATCATTAGATAGATTAGATAGGGACAAAGGTTATACAAAAGATAATGTAGTTCTCACTTGTTATTCCGCAAATATTGGTAGGAATGAAAATGATTTAGAAACTTGGGAATCCTTTATTAAATTGTTTATTAAATCTTAACAACCTTATTGTTAGTATTAGTTTTTTGCTTATCTTTGTTTCATATTCATCAATAATATGAACCCAATAAAGAAACAGTACTACAAACTTAGAATTTTAATAAGAAATTCAATCAGTCGACCTAACCACATTGTCGAACAAAAGAAATATGAATCCCTTTGTGTTCAGGTTGCAAAGTCATTAATAAGGGATAATTCGTCCATTTTAGTCTATACCCCTAAAAGTGTTAAGTACTACATTAAAAATGAAAAATTAGGGGTCTATATGGTGATTTGCGATAATATATTGTCAGTTGCCAATCATAGATATTCATATGAAATTAAATTAACCCCTAATAATGAAAGGAAACTCACTAACGCATTTGAGAACGAATTGGAAAAAAGAGGTGAAATGTATGATACTGAGATGATTTTACAGATAAAAGATTCATTAAGTGATATTTATAATAAAATAGTAAGTGATGAACAATCTTGATTTGAAAAAAACAATAAGAAAACACCTTAGAGAAGGTTTTGCAAAATACTCTAAATTTGAGAGAGCGATGATAATCCAAGATGTATTGGACAGAGTTGGTCAATACGAAGACGAATATGTTAATGCGTTAAAAGAGTTTAATTCTCAATTCCCATCAACTATGTATAAAAGAGATTAATTAAAAATCTCTTTTTCTTTATTTTTGTTCTTCTTTATAAAAAGTTTAGTTAATTCACCTGACTTTGCATTTGCAAAGTTTTCAGATTCTCCACCAATATCTTTTCTGTCCTTAATTTTTAATTTTTCATTGTCATAAGCATGTGCCCATTCGTGTGACAATGTTCTGAATATATCGGCAAGCATTCGACCTTTACTTAATATTCTTATTCTTGATTTACCGTTATTATATGAACCAGTGGTCATGTCCTTAACTTTTTTATTTAAAAATTCAATTGTGATATCATTAGACAATTTCATTTTTTTCATTAATAAAGAACAAAATTTTTTAATTATTTCAATTTCTTTTTTACTAACAGTACCCTTATTTATTTTAAAACAAATCTTCATATAATTTTTTTAATTAAATCAATAATAATTGATTCATTAGTTTTTTTCTTAGGTTTGTAAGAAACCATCTTAGGTTTATTACCTGTTCCTATTTTAGGGTTTGATTTTTCAGCTCTTCTTTTTTGAGAACATGCTGATTTTTTCTGAGCGTCCGTCATTTTACCAGCAACACCTGCTGCTCTACATTTTGGATAAGACTTATCGGACGCCTCAGGTCTCCCACAAGGCGGATGCTTACCATCAACCTTTTTACATATATTTACCCACGGACCTTTTGGTTGTTTACTACCCTTAGGTTTTTTCTTAGTTCCAAACCAAACTCCTAAATCTTCATTAATAGTGTGGGCTTCATGTTTTGGAATATCATAACCACTTTCAGGATGTTTTTCCCAAACTCCAACATTTCTTTTTATATTATTTTTTAAAGTTTTTTGTTTTTTAGTTTTATTTACAGGATGTGTCGAAAACTCTGTAAAAGGTCCTAATTCTTGTTTTCTCCATTTTTTTAATCCTATTTCTAACGGAGCGTTATATACCCCCGCAGTAATTGAAGAGTCAGCCTCTGAAACAAATGGTTTAGAAATGTTTTTATTTTTATTTTTAATAATTGGATTGTTATTTATAATGTCCCCATCATCATCATTTGCCGTAAAATGTTTTGCAAGATAATTTGATGATTTTTCAGCCTCTTTTTCTAATTTTTTTATTTTAGATTTTGGTGTTTCCATTGTACCGTCATAACTATCGTAGGCTAAATCTGCCGCATCATACTTAGAGACAGGTGTGTCAAACGGTGATAACTGAGATTTTTTAAACTTTCTAAACTCCGGCATTATTGGAGCAATATAAGAACCCTTACTTCCTGATGAATCACCTGTTGCTTCATTAATATTCTTAGTGAATACCTTATTGATTATTTCATTTAAATTGGTTATCATATACTATAAATATTAACTACTATGGAACATGACGAACTATTAACCCAAATACAAGATAAAGTTTCTGAAATAAATTCAGATAAAAACATTTTTAATGCAATTTTTTATAATTCAAATGAAGAACTAAGTATATTCATAGATACTATGAGTAACGAACAGGCAATTTTTTGTCTAATAGAAGCTTGTAAAAAATCATATGAAAGGGGTTCTTTTAATATGATAGAAAGTGAGATTGTGTCAAAATCAATAAGGATTTTGGAAAAATAAAAAAGGTCAGATTTCTCTGACCTTTTTTTATCTTTATTAAGATATATTATCTTAATTCGTTTAAGTCAAATGTACGAACTCCATCAACGATGATACGTCCGAAGAAACGGTTATTAACCATCTTCTTAGCGTAACGAGTCATGATACCTTTGATAGGTGTGAAGTTGAATGGGTTATACATAGTTGGAGTTAATTGAAGTGGTACGTATGGAGCGTAGATGTAACCAGTATCCAATAAAGATGTACCCTTATGTCCAATCAAAACTGTGTTTGGTGGGAAGTATGGGTCACGGTATACTTGGTAACGACCGCTTAATGTACCAACTCTCTCAATACCCATGTTGTATTGGTCTTGCTCAGGAGCCGCGTTTGATACGTGGAAGTATTGCAAATCATCAAAAATCGCAGAGATTTCAGAAGATACAACAATCCAGTTAGCACCACCTCTCAAAGTAGACTTGTGGATTTGAGCTGAGATTTGGTTAATCGCAGTAATCAAAGTTTGGTTCCAGTCTTTTTGAGTGTATGGAGTAGCTTGATTGTTCAGTCTCTTCCATCCGTTGTAATCCCAACGTAATGTCCAAGCTGCACCTTTACGTAAGTCACGTAAGATTTCACGGTCAATTTCCGCGGCAACTTGTTCAGACAATAAAGCTGTTAATTCAGCCTCAGCGTCGATGTTGTGGAATGCTGCAACGTCTTGAGCTAATTCAGGAGACCATTGTGCTCTTAACTTTCTTTCAGTAACAGAAACTGTAACAGATTCTAAATTGAAAGAAACTTCACCAATTTTGTCTTCAAATTCTAATTCTCTGTATCTTCTATATAAAGCAATGAATGCTTGATTAGTTGCAGTTGTTGATGAGAATGTTGAACCAGTGTATCCATCAGGAGAATCTCCACCACAAGAAATACATGCTGGAACTTGTAAATCAACTTCTAAATAAATTACCCCATTTGCACTACAAAGATTATTATAAGAACCTCCATTTCCTGTTCCAGCACCTTGTGAACTGTTCCAAGTAGTAGTTGATTGAGTATTTCCTAAATTAACAATACCTTGACCATATTGTTGAGTGACAACTCTAAACAAATAAGGTTTTGCAGTATTTGCAGTTGTATTTGCATTTGTAGTAGCACCAACAATTCTTAAATCTGATAAGAATGATTCATTATCAATTTCTTGTCCGTCAGGTCCGATTAATTTACCAATTCCTGATGAGGAGAAACCACTCATACCTATGATAATTTTACGATAGTTCGCTTCTGTAAAGGCACTTTGCACTAATTGTCCTGCAGTGTTCCATCCATAAGTGTTAGTAGCCGCAGTAACAACATAGAAAGGTCCTTTTGAATAGTCAAATAAACCACCAGGATTTAATCCAGGTTCAGTACCTTCATAAAATAAATCATAAAGATTTTTCTGATACGCTCCTGAACTTGTTCCATATCCCGCATTTGGGTCACCGTATGGGTTACCAGGACCACCAACTGGTGGATAATGTTCACCACTATAACCATCACTTGTATAGTAAGCGTTACCACCACTATATCCTTGGATTTGAGGTACAAAGTAGAACAATTTACCGATTGGTAAGTTCATAGCTTGTACAGATACGATGTCATTCGCTAACAATTTAGAGAATACACGTCTGATGATTGGGAATACAACAGTTTCGAAAGAACCTGAATCCGCAGTTGATGAAGACTCATTGATTAAGTGAGAAGCTTGGTTCTCATACAATTGAGCTACGTTTTCTTTTAGGTGGCCTTTAAGACCTTCTAGGAACCCTAATTTGTCCCATTTTGTAATAGTATCTTCTTTGATAACTTTAAGGTGCTTAAGACCGATGTTACCAACAAGACCTGATTCTAATAATGCTCCCATTTTATTTGGTTTTTATTATTTTTTTAGTTTATTGTTTATTTTGTTATTTTTGACATGATGTCTTTCATTCTTAGGAACTGTGGGTTTTCATATGTCTTAGATTCAATCAAATTAATTGCCGACCCTGACTTTTGGTCAGATTCAATAATTCTATCAATTGATTCTGTAACAGGTTTTCTAACATCACTTCCTGAAAGTTCATCTTTAATTGTCTTATAAAGTGCTTTGGATTCTTTAATGGTTTCAACTGTATCAAATCTTCTCAAAATGTTAATTTTTTCTTGCTTTGACGTTGAGTGTTCAGTGAACAATCTTGTAGCATATGCCAAATTTGAATTGAATGTAGCAACTTCGTTAAGTTTATCTCTAAACATATTTAGAGCCTTTCTATATTCTTCATTTTTAGCCTTCAACATTTCAATTTCAGTTGATTCGGTTTGTAGTCTTGCAGCTTCCTGACCTGCTCTAGCTCCTTTTGGTAATGCTCCCTTTCTCCAACCTGTACCGTAAGTACGAGCCGCCTCTTTGGCTTCTTCTTTACTCAATTTTGGAGTTCTACTTGGCATATCCATAATAGACTCGTTTTCTTTAAATTCGAATTTAGCTTTACCTGTACCCTTAGTTGGGTTTGCTTTCTTCATTGTTTCCTTAAATCCACCTGTTGATTTCTTATAAGAGAACTTTGAAGCTGAACCAGTCTTCGCTCCTTTTCCTACCTTTGGTTTTGATACCATTTTAGATTCCATCATATCCACATTTTCGTATGTGTCAGATTCCATTTCTTCGTCCATTTCCTCATCCATTTCAATTTCATAGACCAATTCTTCTGAATCATCAGCAACTGTGATATCCATTTCTTCGTCCATTTCTTCCATCATTTTTGATTTTGGTACAAATCTTGCATCAGATTTTTTGTCTTGTTTTTTTGATGGTTTCTCTTCAACTTCATCTAATTCTTCTTCAAGCCAAGACTCTTCTAATTCGTCTTCACTTTCAGTTTGGATTAAATACTCAACATCCTCAGAATCATCCTGTAAATGAATATAATCACCGTCTTGTGTAACAGTAATCTCATCATCAGCAGACATTGCTTTAAATACTTTTAAAACTTCTTCGTCAGACGCGTCGGTTAAGTCGATAGTTTCATCGTCAAAATCAACATCAACATCCTCTAAGTCACCACCAATCATATCACCCATGTCTTCCATGTCGTCCATATCGTCCATGTCAGTGTCACCACCCATGTCTTCCATGTCTCCCATATCGTCAATAGATAATTCATCACCAGTGATTTCGGAATCATCATCTTCGTCTTCAACATCAATCATATCGATGTCTTCAACTTGTTCATCAGTCTCTTCTTTCATAGACTCTTTTACTAATTCGCTAATTTCTCCCTTCATTGTAGAAGCAAGTATTTCTTTTGCGTTTTCGTTAATAACGTTCTCCAAATTTTGAATTTGGATAAATGTTTCTTCAACTAAGTTTTTTTCTGCCATTTTGTGCATTTTTTTAATAAATATATCAACTATTAAAAAAAGTCATTTTTAATGGTAAAAAACAAAAAAAGGGGACGAAATGTCCCCTTTATAAGTTTAAACTTTTCAGATTTAATTACTCAAAAATTTCATCAATTTTACTTTCAGCGACCGAAGTAATTCTCCAATCATAAGAAAATGATTCGTAAGCTTTAGTTACCTTGGCCTCAACATCGGTTACATTATAACCTTTAACCAATTTTTCTTCTCTCACTTTTTTGATTTTTCCTGAATTTTCATCTGGCAAGTCATACTGTACTTTTGCCACAAAATATTTTTCGTCCATTTCCATAATAAATTATTTTCCTAAATAATCGGATAATTTATTCATTAAATCAAGTGACTTTGAGGATGATTGTTGAGCTTTTAATTCTTTTTCTTCCTGTAAGTTTTCTTCAAACTTATATTGGTCATTTTTTTCTTTAAAAAGATATGCACCTGGTGTTGATGGTGCTTGTACTAAATCAAAACAGATTAATTCAAAATCATCTTGAACTTCATTTTGTTCCCCTACCTTTTTAAGAGAACCAACTCCACGAGAAGATATACCTAATGTAACACCAAGTCTTAATAGATTCGCCGCTTGGTCACCCTTAGTTGATACAATACCTCTTTCATGGAAACCTGGTGATGTTAATAGTTTTAATTTACCAACTAAAACGTTTTTATCCCACCAAATATCAGTAATGATGTGAGACACTCTATCTAAGTCAATTAATGATGATTCAGGGTGATTTAATTCAGATAGAGCAGTGTTCTTTTTTATATAGTTTCTTATATAATTTTCAGATTCTCTTTTTAATACTCTTTCAGGATAAACCCTTCCATTTCTGTTTGGGGTATTATATTTTTGTAGTACAGCATAAAACTCAAATGGTTTTGAATAGTCACCAACCTCAAAGGATTCTTTAATTATTCTATCATTTGAAAATTCTACTGGTGACACATATCCCGCGTCGTACTCAACAAGAATTCCTTTACCTATGTCACTAGGTCCTAATATTTTATAATTTTGCATTTCAGAAGTTTTATATATAAATACTATGAAACTTCTATTTTAGCCTTTTTATCGTTTTTAGTAAGATGGAATGAGAAGATATCATTATTTCTCATTATTTCTTTTTGTATTGAGTCAACAATTTCTTTTACTGAATTTTTAATTTTGACAGATTTAAAGTCATGGTCACCCTTCACAAATAATGTGATTTCTAAATTCATAAATGATTTTTTGTCAATTGATATACCACTTGACCTTAAATCTAAATCAACAATAAATTTATTCTCATACATAAATTGGTTTAGAATATCATTTATAAAGTTCTTAACTTTCTTGTGAAAAAGTGACACTACTCTTTCCCAATTGTCACTATATTTTTTTGGTTTTACCCAAGATTGTACGTTTATGTAAATTGATTTTAAATTTTTAGCATCTACTGTTCCATACGAACACTTAAAATTTCTGTAACCTTTCAGGGTACAAGATTTTCCTTTCTTCATTAATCACCACGATTCAGAGTTTATTTGTTTAATAAATTTATACTAAAAAAATTGTTTTGTCAAAAAAAAAGTCCGTATATTACGGACCATTTTAAAATATGTTTTTATATTGTTATTTAACTAACCCTTCACTTAATGTAAGTAATTTCAAATACTCTTGTTTTGAATACTCGGTCTTTTCTATTTTGTTTTTTGTTTCAAACAAAACATTTTTTACACTCTCATCAGATTCAGATATTAAAGTTTCAATTTTTTTAATTGTGTTTTCTTTTAAAGAATTATAATTTTCTTTAAGAGTTTCGTCAGATTTTAAAACTTGTAATACTTTTGTTTTATCTTCTTCATTTAAACTCTCAATGTGTTTTTTGATTGTGTTATTAGCCGCATTCACTAATATACTAATTGGAACATTTGGAGAATCCTTTTTAACTACTTTTTTAGTTAATCCTTCAACAATAGTTTTTTTAATTTGGAATTTTTCTTCAACGGTAATGGACTTGGAGAAAATAAAGTCATCAATATTTTTATAGTTATTTTCAGACTTAATTCCTTTTGCCCAATTTTTTATTTTATTGATTGTGGATTCTTTAATCTTTAAAAATTTAGTTTCACTAATTGTTTCATCAAATAAAAATGATGCAACATCATTAGATAAACCTTTATTCTCGTTTAAGACATCATAGTTATTCATCATCTTTGCAAATGAGGAATCCTCTTTCAATATTTTTTTGAAAATTTTGACATCATTTCTTAATTCTTTATTAGCAAAAGAACTTGTCAATTTATTTTCTACCAAAGTTTTTAATTCTCCAAATTTCATTATTTCGTATTTCTTAATAAATATTAATCATTTAATAAGTTTTTAAGAGTTTCGTCCATTTCATTTAAAGATTTTCTTGCCCTACTTAAATCAATCTCATCATTATCATTTGACCAATCTCCTTCTAAGATTATATTAAGTCTCGATTCTCTTGTCTCAGGAGCCAATTCAGGGCCGGCTGCCGGTGGTTCAGGTGGTAGTGGTGATTCTCCCGAAGGTGGTGGTGGACTTCCAAGTCCCATATCTCCCATTCCTCCACCAGATTCTCCACCTTCTGCCGGAGGAGCAGGTTGTTCACCATCTTTCTTACCATATAATCTATCCAAATTATCAAATAGACCTGTATGTGTAATAACTTGAGCGGTATTAGTTAGTTCAGCACCAACCGCCTTTTCAATTCTTTGTTGTTGTAAATCGAGTTTAATATCTTCATCAGAAAATCCTAAAATATGTTTCTTAGCCCATGATACTGATGTTGGAGCAATACCCTCAATTCCTGTTACCATATCTTTGTATAGAAGTACTTTTTCCTTCCATACATCAATCATTAATAAATCAGCTTGTTTTGATGGATTAGTTAATGATAAAGTAAAATTAGATATCTCATCTTCAAACCCTAATAAAAACAAATGAATAATTGCAATTTTATTTAATTCTTGCAACATACTTTTTTGTATTCTATTAATTGTTCTTGCAAAACGAATATCCATTAACGCTAAATTCTTACCATCACCAACGGTCTCCTCAAATCCTAAAAATCCTTTTGGTACTCTTAATGCTGTTAATAATTTCTTTTGTATGTATTCAATATCCGCAATTTCGGATAAGTTCTGAGCGCCAGGTAAAGTTTCAATTGGAGATGGTGCGGCCGGGTCACGAACAGGTACAAAGTAATCTTGGTCAACCGCCATTTGGTTAAATCTCATATCCACATTACCTGTTTGAGAATCCACAGTTTGTGACCTCTTAAATTTATTTGCAAATCTTTGGATATATGGTTCAACATCGGCATCATCCATATTACCAACAAATACTTTAAATACGCGTCTTTCAGGGGCTCTTGATGTTCTATAAATCATCATCGCATCTTCCGATAGTAATAATTGTTTCCATATACGACGAGCCTTTTCTAACATAGAAGTTCCATAAGGTAATCTTCTATCATCACCCAAAAGTCTAAAATGGGCAATTTCCCATGAATTAAACTCCATGTCTTTTTGTTTCCATTTAAACTTCAACGCTTTTTTAGACGGGTCGACCTCAGGGTCAGTTTTTTTCAATCCCATTCCGGCTTCTAATCTTTCAATCTCAATATTGGGAAGTTGCATACATCCAACAATTCCTTTTTCAGGATTTAATTTTAAAAACACAAAGTTATCACCATACTTACATGTGTTTCTTGTCCACATTGGTAAATTGGTGTTAATGTCTAATGAATTAATAAATAAATCTACCAATATGGATTTTATTCTTTTTGAATTTGAGTATATCTGTAAGATATATCCGTCTTGGTTTGGAGTTGTGGATTCCTCAGCGTATATATCCAACGCTGCCGATATCTCAGGAGTAAACTCCATAGACTCATAATCATAAAAAGATGCCAACCTTGTTGGTTCATAATAAACTGCTTGGGTGTATAAATTGTTTTCAATTTTTGCCCATTGGTTTGCCAAATAATAAGTTTGTCTTGCTTCTAATTTTTCCTTCTCATATTCTTGTTTTGAAGTTGTTTTTAAAAGTTCTTTTTTATCAAACTTATAAGTGGGGTAATCCTGCCCTAATAATGAATTAGGACCAAATGCTTGTGATAATCTTTGCCAAACTGTTAAATTTTGTTCACTCATAATTTAAATAATAACTAATAATAAATAGTAAGAAATAGTTTAGCAACCTTTTAGTTTTGCCAAATTATTAATTGGGTTATTATTTATTGACTGTATTATCCCATATAAAAAGTATCCACCATTAGATGACTTATACATCCCACTAACAAATGAACCGTTTTTAATTGTTTCAGTATTAAATGTAGTATCAATTGTCCAGTCGTTATTATATCTCACATAAGGAGAATTAAAATTTGAACTTACCACAATAACTTTATCATCAACATCTAATACTAAAAACTGAGCATTTAAATTGTCAGGAATTGTTAAATCATTAATAGTATTTCCACTGGAATCAACCTCTAACAGATTACTATTAGATGATGTTGAATGTCTAAAATTCCCACAAAATACAATATTACCATTTGATTTTCTAATGACTGAAGTAACGTTATTCCCATCAAAATAATCTAATTCACAATCAAATGTTTCATCAACATTCCCAACATTGTTTAATTTAAAAATTCCAGGTCTAACAACATTTCTATAAGATTGTATTTTATTTCCCCATAATATTACTGAACCATCATTTAAAGGTAATATTCCCCTTAATGTTGATGAATATGGGAATAATTGGGTTGATGAATCAAGTCCAAATGTTGTATTTGTATAATAAGTTGTATCAACAGTCCCATTAGAATTTAATCGATATATTTGTTGGTAATATGTTGGTCTATTTGACGCAGATATTTTATATGGAGAGTTACTGGCCGTGCCTGCAATTATAAATTTCCCGTCAATGGTTGGAGCCGAAAAAACAGAGTTACTATTACTTACAATATTAAAAGGTGAAATAAAACTATTGTCGTTGGTTAAATCTGAATTAATGATTTTTGCAAATCCTGAAAAATTACCACTAATGAGATGTCTATTCAAACCAATTTTTGAAATATTAGTAATGAACCCATCAAATTCACGACTATTGATTAGTTCTCCTGTTTGTGAATTAACCACATTTAACAATCTTTGACTACTATTTCCAAATGATACTAATAGTTTGTTTTTTTCGTAAAAATTATTAATATCACACACCGAATATATAAATGTAGAACCATTGAATGAAAATTCAGAGTTATATAACCCCTGTCCTGTTGTGCATGGTACAAAATTATTTTCATCAGGCGCGATTTGATTGTATTGATTTGTTTGTGAAAAATCATTTTTAGGTACAATTGTAGAAGCAGTTCCCGTATTATTAACCACCATTTTAGTACCGTTAAATCTTCTGTTTGTTCTTTTTCTACTACTTAGTCCCATTATCTCATTCCTCCAAATAACCACGAATGGCTCATATAATCTTGTTTAGTTGGTTGATTTCTTACTTGTGTATTTTCACCCATAACTGGGTTAAAATAAGCGGATGATGGTTGGGTATTTGTGTTAATTTGCCAAGAGTCAATCATTGCTTTTGTATGTTCAGTAACCTTTGTCATTGATGTGAAAGATGACTCGGCAACATAAACACACATTGCAGTTGCCATAATCAAATCGTCATGATGACCTTTCTGGTGGTCAGGTCTTCCATTAACATAAACAAACGTCGACATTTCATTAAGTAAACGTGCAGAATATACTTTAAATCCGTGTCTCAAATATTCTTCAAATGTTGCAATAATCTGTACTCTTTTGGCGTTAAAGTTTAGACCAGGAATCTTATCCATCGCCTTTGCATCGTATTTCCATTTGTTCTGATAATCAACTCCATCGACATAAAGATTACGGTATCCCAATTCTTGTAATTTTCTTGATGTTGTCACACCCATACCACCAGTAATATCAATAACAATAAACGCGGAATACATATTTCCCCACTTATAACAAATTTCGGCAAGTGTATCAGGTGGGATTTTTCCAATATATTCGGCGACTTGCTCTCTTGTATCAAAATCAACAATTTGGAATGTTGAAAAGTCTTCGCTATCACCTCTACTTACATCGACACCCATCACATACTTATGACCTATTTCAGGTTCTTTCCAAATCCACAATGAACCCCCCATAAATTTATTCTGAGGTTCTTTAACACCATTTACTCGTATATTGTCTAATGTGTTATTATCAAATACATTATCCCCTGAACCCAAAAACGCACATTCCAACTCCTGATTAACCTTTCTCCTGTCGTATTTAAGTTTTTTAACCATCGACTCATACCAAGAAGAGTGAGGTTTATACCCATTAGAGATTAACGCTTTAATATCATCATAATTCCTTTCTCTTGGAGGTATGTCTTGGTAATCAATTGTTTCAACATCACTATACTCATCCCTATTTAAGTAGTAATGAATGATGTCGTTAACCTTTATTAATGAAAAATCCTTTGTATATCTTGGGTCTTTAAACCAAACCATTTCCGAGATTTTAAACTCGTTCATGTTCTTTAATGCTTGGTCGTAAATTTCATAATAGATTGGGTCATACCCATTTGGAGTGGATACCACAATTACCTTACCTCCTGTTGATAAGGACGCCATACAAGCCGCCCAAAAGTCTCCGTCGGCTTCAATATAAGCCGCCTCGTCAAATACAAGTATTGTAGGAGTATAACCACGAAGAGCATCCTTTGATGTTGCAACAGCCTTTACCTCACATCCATTTGTTAATTTGAAGTGTCTCTGTGAGTTCTTTTCAGAAGAGAATGTAACACCAACCCATTTTGGCCATTGTTCAGTAAAACCTCTGATTTTATTTGCCATTTCAACCGCAGTATCCAATTTGTTTGCAATAATCAAAATCTTTTCAGGTTTGGTTTTTCTTGCAAAAACTAATCTTTTTGATGTCCAAGCCGCGGTAACTGTTGATACACCCGCCTGACGATATTTCAATGCAATATTTTCATTATAGTTCTCATAATCCTCCAATAATGAAACTTGGTCAGGAAATAATTCTAATGGAACATACTTTGATACTGTATTGTCATAAGTCTGTAAATAAGTTTTAAGTGCATATTCTGTTGATTTCATGCACTTACCATACTCTATTAAAACTTGTTCTTTTGTTAAACTCATATATCCTATAAATACTTGGAAATAATAAACCCCTCAATTGTGAGGGGTTTAAACTTAAAGTCCTAAACTCGATAGGTAGTCATCGTCACCTGTCTGTCCGTATAATTTCTTTTTAGCATAGGATGGATTTTGCCCCATCTTATTTTGTAGTTTTCTTGACCTGTCAACCAAATCAGTAATATAATCTTCCGCAAATTCAGGATTTTCCAAACCTAATGTGAATAAAGATTTTGCAAGTTCTACAAGAGTATCATATTTTTCTTCTGATAAGAATTTTAACATAAATGGAGTTAAATCTCTTTGTTCTTGTGCGTCAGGAACTAGTTGATTAAACACTTTGTAAAATTCCTTATAGAATTTTTCACTATATACTAAATCATATGCCTCAATTTCTAATGAACTTGCTTGTTTTTTTGCAATTCTTCCTTTTTCAGAATTTTCACCACCCGCAGATGTAAAGAACATAACCACACCCTTAACCAATTCGTGGACCAAAAGTGGTAAAGTCATTGCTCTTGCTCTAATTATAAAAGGACCTGACGCAGAGGGTTTTGGGGTTTCTTGTTGTTGAGGTTGTTGTCTTTGTTGTGGAGTTTCGTCCTCATCTTCTTCTTCACCCTCTTCATCATTTCCACCACCTTGATTACCTTTTGGTGGAACTACTTCAATTTGACCTATCTGTCCACCACCAGATGAACCAACATCACCAATATCGGGGAATAACCAATATAGGTGTAACATAATTGGTTGGATTACATTTGATAATTGTATAATTTTTTCACCATCAGGTAATTCCATTATTTGGTCTTTACATATATCGTAAGCCTTTGCGTAATAAAGAGCCATACCTCTTCTGAACATATTAACAATCATTCTTCTAGATACTTCATCAGAGAATTCTTTTTTCGCTTTTTCTATTGTTTCAGGGGATGCTTGGAAATTTGAACTGATTGCTTCTGACGCCTTTTCTTCGTCAAACTCCATTCCTTCACTTTCAAATTCTTGTTTTAATTGCTCTAATTGTTCTTTTTTCTGTTCATCGATGTCTGAAAACTTTTCCATTATTTCTTCATCAGAAATATTTTCAATTCTGTTTTTCATTCCCTTCAATTTATTTAACATCGATGTTGTAAATTTTCCATCTAATTGAAGTTTTTGACTGAAAAACTCTCTGTCAATACCCATTGCCTTTTCAACAGACTCACTAGCAATTTCTTCTAATGCCTTTGCGTTTCTACTTTGTAATCTAACTAACTCACCTAATAATTCAGAAACTAAACTATATAATCTCATAAACGCAGTTTGTGCGTCAGTTTTTAATGATTGGTTTGCAAGTGTTAATCTTCTATCAATACCTGAATAATCATCCAATAATTTTTCTAAACTAACAATCGAATCTTTAAACGCTTGAGATGTAAAGAAATCTACTTGTGGTTGAGTCAAACCAAATTTACTTAAAGGCAATTCGCCTCTTTCAATTTTTCCCTTTAATGAACTACTTGGTCTTGCTCCTCCAACCTCAGGTCCAAAAGACATGGGTGGTGCCTCATTTAATAAATTTAATACTTTATTAATTAAATGATTTTCTACAACTTTTTTATTATTCAATCTCATATTACTTTCTTTTTGTATGTTTCTTAATAAGTCCCATCAATTTTACTTTATTCATGAAACTATCCAATCCTTTTGCCTCAGGTTGGTCATCTGGGTCAGGACTAATAAATGGGTCGAAGTCAGGGTTTGTTGTCGGTGCAGGTTTTGTACCAGGTTTTGGTTTTGTAGTTGGTTCAGGTGAGTTTGCTTCAGGTTGGTCATCTGGGTCGGGACTAATAAATGGGTCAAAGTTTGGGTCAGTGGTTGGAGATGGTTTTGTACCTGGTTTTGGTTTTGTGGTAGGAGCAGGTTGTTCTGAAATCATTTTGTTTCTAACTGCTTCTAACAAATCTGCCTTTGAAATCTTCGGAGCCAAATGCCTTTCAACAATCTCCCCCATTTTTTGTTCAATTAAAAACTCGTATGGGTTTCTACCTTCATCAATTGTTTTTTTAACTCCCTTAACACATCTCTCATACTTATTCATTTGTTTTTTTGACCAATCACTTCTTTCAGAAGTTCCAAATTCATCAGATAAACTAGATGTACAGATAGCCCATGGGTTTTTTTCTGTTTTACTTTTTTTAGTTTTGTTTTCTTCCATAGGAGTTGCAACAGTTTTACCTGCCTTTGTACTTACCTGATATCCCTTAGGATTTGGTGGTAAAGTACCTGAACCGTCACCTGATATTTCAAATGAAGTTTTTTGAACCGGCTTAACCTCTTCCTTAGTTTCTTTTTTCGATTCAACTAATCTGTTATGTAATGCACTGATTTGGGATTCTGTCATAACAGAAAGGGTTCTTTTACTAAAACCCAATTTCAAAATGTCGTTAATTTTTTGACTATGTTTTTTCATATTTCAAATTCTTTATAAAACTCTAAAATTATGTCTTTTTCGTACAATTTATCTTTCACCTCTTGTTCTGTCATTCCGTAATGGAATACCAATCTGTTTTCAATATCCTTATCTTCTTCCCACGCCAACGCCACAACTCTATCTACCGCATCCTTCATACAAAAAAAATCAGAGTTCTGAACGAGTTCCATTTCAATACCCTCTCTGTTCAATACTCCGACCTTTTCAATTTCATTTATATCTGGTGTTGTTGGGTTTCCGTTTGCGGGATTTGTATCCCAATCATCTCCCCACACATCATCCGTTTTTGAGAATACAAACTCATAAGTTTTATTCCCTTTATAATTCGCCCCTAACCCATTAACAAACACTAAATAACTCATAGTATCTGTCCATTAGGAGAAACTTTCAATTGCTTACTTTTACTTTCAAATACCAAATTACCTTTATTTGTTTTTCCAACAAAGGTAACCTCTGGAAAACTATTAATCACCTTTTCAGCAACTTTTTTTTGTTTTAAACTTTCAGATAATCTAATGATTTCTTTTAAATCATTTTTTTTCTTATTTTCAACAATAGTTTTTTTAACTTTCTTTTTGTTTTCAATAAATTTCTTTTCATTTTCAGTTATTGTAAAATATTTTGACAATACTTTATCAACTTTTGATTCATTGAACACTCTACTCATTGCAGATGACAAGAATTTTTCAGTCATTTCTCCCTCAGTTGGTTCTTCCATTGAAGTCTCGTCCTCAGATGGTATTTCGTCGTCCATACCCATATCTTCACTACCCATTTCGTCACCCATGTCCATATCTTCACCACCACCTTCTTCTTCACCTTCTAATTTTGAAACAATATCCAATTTATCATCTTCGTCTAAATTGTCTTCTAATGCTGATAAGATAGAATTAATAACATACTTGGCATCTTTGGATGAGATTTCTTGACCTGCATCTTCCATTGCTCTAATTTTTTGACCTAACTTACCTGTAAGTTTTTGAATTGTCTTAAATGTAATATTTTCGTCGTTTTCCTCAGGATTTTCAGGAGTATCTTCACCCCCCATATCGTCCATACCCATATCTTCACCACCCATATCGTCCATACCCATATCATCAGCTGGCATGTCAGTATCTGGCTCCAATGGAGCATCAATCTCTGGTGTAACATCCATAGGAGGTTCAGGCATATCTGTTGATGGAGCAGCGTCCTCAACAGGTGGGGTATCTTCAACAGGAGGTGCTGCGGGTTTTGGTGTTTTTAAGAAGTATTTTTTTTGTTCTGTAAATAAAGAAATACCTTCCTCAACACCTGCCAATTGGTTAATGTCTTTCGCCATTAAGTTCAAAGACTTCATAGCATCAGCATAAGAATTAAAGTACTTTCTATTCTTCATAGGACTAGTGTACTCATTAACACCTTCACTAATTTGTTTTTTAATGATGTAACCCATTTTTTCTTTGTCGATAACATAAACATTACCGTCAGCCAATTTAGTTACATAGTCTGTTTTAACAGTTTCGTTTACAGGGTTAGGTGTTACTTCTTTATAGTGAGCAATTTCCAAAATTCTTTTGATTTTGTCATCACCTTGTAATTTTTCACTTCCTATTGGTCTTAATCCACTCATTTTTATAAATTGTTTTAATTATTTAATCCGTTAAATCCCCCAAGGGTTACAGCGTTTAATTGTACGACAGTATTTGCTGAATTTGTAATATCACTATATATTGGATGTGGTTGTAATGTAGATGTACAAGTTCCACAATCCCCAGATGATGTATTTATAACAACATAAGTATAGGTTCCCGAAGATAATACTGCCATAATATTTTTTCTTTATAAATATATCGTTATTTCAATATTTTAAAAATTAATATTGATTTCTTGTAGTGATAAGTTTTTATCTAATAACTTATCTCTCATTTCTAATAACTTTCCGATATACCCATTTCTTCGTAGATATTTAAAAACCAAATTTTCAATTGAAAACTCTCCTCCGGTTTCTAAACCTGATTGTCTATATTTTTTAATTTTTTTGTAACACTTTTTAAGAATTTCTTGTGACTCCTCGAGTTCTTCGTTTTCCGCCATATCAATACACTCATCGATAATTCTCATCCACTGTTCTGATTTGGATTGGATTAATTTCTTGTCAATTTTTGTATTACCTTTATTTGGTTTAGATACAAATTCATCGTGTAGTAATGAATAGACACCATCACTAAATGCTTCTGAATTTTCATCTTGTAGATAAAGCTCAACGTCAAACCCTTTTATTTTAATATCGTGTTTAAGATTGAACAATGTTTTTTTAAGGTCGAATAATTCTTCATAAAGTTTGACTTGGTCGTCAGGGTATTGTGTGAAATCGGCAATTAAATGTAAATCAAAATCAGAATACTCAGACCAATTGTAATTAACCAATGACCCCATTAAATAAATGTCGGATATTACAACATCAATCTCAACAAAATATAAAAATTCCTTTGCGGC